CACAAGCCGCTTATACAAATAGCCAGAATCCAACGACAACTGTAGGCTCCACCGTTGATACTGAAACCGAAGAGACTTATGGTCCACCATATCCAACCCCCGGCATCACCAACACACCAACATCTAACACTACCTTGCCTACTCTGGACGCCACCCAACGAAAGATTCTTGCCTTTATTTCAAAAGGAGAAGGTACCTATGAGGCATCCAACAATGGAACCAAGAAAAGTGGAACAACAGGACCATGGCTCGTCAATTCGTTTGGTACAACATCTTGGGTAGCCGAAATGAATGTTACAAAAACCAAAACAGCCGATAATCAGAAGTTGCTATCCACGTTAACAATTGGAGAGATAAAAGCCTTCCAAGGTTGGACTGGGGACAAAAACACCTGCGCACTAAATCAGACATTTACTGGCCCAAGAGCGACACGGACACTCTTCGCTGTCGGAGCGTATCAGATAATCCCAGCAACCATGTCTCATGTCTTGAAAGATACTGGATATGGTGATAATTTAGTTTTCACCAAGGAAATACAAGATTCCATGGGGTTGGCCCTGATTTATGGCACGAAGAGGTCAAAATTGCGAAGATATCTTAAAGGCAGCAACACGATAGGTCTTTTTGAAGCACAGTTGGATTTCGCACAAGAATGGGCCTCAATCCCAGATCCTATAAAACATAGAGACGGATATGTTGATGAAAATGGCAAGACACATTCCCCGGGAGAAAGTGTGTCTTATTATGGCTCAGGCAATAAGTCCAGTCATACAATAGAAGAGGTCGCCTCAGTTCTCAAAGAAATTAGAGCCCATAACATCTTACAAGGATATAAGGAACAATAATGAAAAACATACCCTACACGAACAAAGCTGCATATAATGCGATCTCTCACGAAAACCGATGCAATATAGAAGAAGAAGTTGAAGAGATACTTGAGCATCAATTGGAAGCTTGCGTTGGGATTTTCTTGACAGACAATAAAGAATTCCTACCAGTGTATGCACCTGTTGGTTCTTGCGAGAGAGTCGTTTCTAGAAAGAAAAGTTTGAGAGGGGATCACACCGGAGCTAGAATTGTTCTCACAAGAGACAATCATGGACATAGAGCAACAGGTCTTGGAGGCGCTGGTGCAACCAAGTGTGAAGCAATTGATATTGTCGCAGGATCTTTATCGTGCGCAAAAGATATTAAAACAGGGAAGACTCAGTCGCGAGCTAACTTTGCCGAAGATGGAGCAAGACTCTATCTTACGGAACGTGGTGATGTGAATGCATACTTCGCAACAGCAAAATCTGATACAGCAGGCGTCTACGCTTCTTCAAAGTTTAAGTCAGGTGTCGGGTTAAAATCTGACCACACGCTGATCATTGGCCGAGAGAGAGTTAGAATACTTGCTGGAGTATCAAAATACGATAATGGCGAACGACTTGTGACGGGAAATGAACCAGCAAAACCAGTTATTGAGATTGGTGCAACATCATCTGAAAGACATCACCCAGCTGTTCTAGGAACTAACTTGGTAAAATACTTGAAGAAAGTTAATGAACAAATGAACAAAGTGAACGCAAAGATAACAAATCTTGAAATTGCTTTTTTACAATACAAGCTAGCAATGGCAAAACACCAACACATAGGCGCTGGAACAGGGGCAATCGTAACATTTCCAGACTTCATAGAAGCAGTACCAGAGTTTCTAGAAGAAGTTCCTAGAACAATAAACAATATCACAATAACAGTAACGGAACAATACAACAAGATTGTTAGTGATTATTCTTATTTTGGAATGCCCGAGATCGGCGTGGAAGGTACGATTGATGAAAAGATACTAAGCTCAACAGTTTACTTAGGAGAATGAGATGTCCGAGACTAATTTTAAAATTTTACAGAAAGAAGTATGTGATCCTTCCCTAGAGCCACCACCACTTAAAAAGTTTTGCGCTCCATGTATACCCAATCAAAACTATATTGAACCAGATTGGGAATTCGTTGAGGTTGCTGAGCCGTATCTAAACGAGAAGCAGTGTGAGTACCAAATTACTATCATAGTAAACAAGTTCGGCGATTCGTTTACTGCGAGAGAATTTAGAGATCTTCAAGGAAGACAGGAAGATTTCTCCTCTAGAGATCTTCTGCTTCGAAGCTTCGTTCACCCTGCAATCGTACTAATCTTAGAAGAGTATGGCAAGCTTGTAGCGGATCAAATCATCTGTGCGACCTTTCCTGGACTCGAAGAAATCGGGACGCCTCAAGAGATAATCTCTCAATTTGACTCCTTTGAGGGAGCTTTCATCAAACTGTCGGAACAACAAGTAGACAGAAATCGCGTAAGATGCGAAGATTTCCCAATAGCATCAGTCACAAAGACTGATCCTTCTGAACCATTCGACTTCCAGCAAACAATAATTAAGAATGCCTCAACACCACAGGTTCAAAACCCATTTGCTCTAGAGCTCTATGCGCAAGTCAACGACTTCTATATCGATCCAATAGAAAATATATTAAAGGTGCATGTTGGAATACCAGCATTTATCATAGATCAGGTTCCGACCCTACCTTCGAAAGAGGAGCTTGAAGAGGAAGCGTTGGAGACTCAAAATTCTGCTCCTCTCAAAGTTGAAAATCTATTCGGGCAAATAAAGAGACTTAGTGTATCCCTACAGACATTCGGAAAGTATCAATCTAATTTTTATCAAACCCAAGACGGATTCTTAAAGTTCAAGGAAAGTGGCAAAGACTATTATGCCACCAGAATGTCTTCAAAAGTGGATCAATTTTACTCAGACCTAAAACAACTAGCTACCAAGAATGATGTTAATATCAGATCCAATATCCCCAGCGCCAACAAGTTAAATGCAGACAATGTTCGTATAGATTTTAAAACAGGCCCGAACGGCAACCCATATACGATCAAAGCAGTGTATGCATGGAAAGAAGGTTGTGACGAGCAAAAGCTCCGAAAGGGCATTAATAAATTTAAAAAGAAATACAACAAACGCCCAACATTGTTGAATTATATTGCGAAGATAAGTAATATAGATATGACTCTACAATCACGAGAAACCACGCCATGGCTTGATTTCCTTGTGAAATATACTTATCCACTTATAACGGTTGACTATGGAAGCCTAAATATGCAAGCTGTCGGAGATTCTCTTGGGAAATGCGTCGAAGAGAACGCTAGAGAGTTCGGAGGTGAACTGCGAGATTATATTCTTAATGAAGCATTGTCTTTCATGGAGACTATGTCGTTCCAATACTCATCGGCAGCATCTTGTGAAGAGTTGTATTCAACAGAAAATCAACCGGAAGTGAAAGAGTTTGAGAAAGATTTTGGCTACGGAGAAGGACACGCCGCTAGGAAGACCTTAAAAGATACTCAAAATGAAAGACCAGATGAAATTGGAGAAATTGCCCAAGCAATAATAGAACTAGATAGACGAATTACACTTATGAGAATTGAAAGAGAGAAGCTTGAAGGCGAAGAAAGCGTAATTAAGGCAAGCATTGATTCCGGAATCTCAACTCAACCACAGTTGGATGAAGTCAGTAAGATGATAGGTACTATCAAAAAAAGCGAATTAGAATCAACAATGGAAAGATCAACTTTGAATTTAAAACTTCGAACCCTTAATCGTGACGACGGCGAAAGAATACAAAGAAAAAAAGAAAAAACTCAAAGAAAAAACACTGCAAAGCGAGCAAGAAAAAATGCGAAATCTCACCCATACACAAAGAAAGCATATAAGATCGCAATGGAAGAAATTAGCAAGAGCGATACTTTGCTATCCTCTTTGGTCGATTGGGAGGAATATGAAAAGACTGGGAAACCATCTTTTAAAAAAATGGAGCAAAAAATAGGGTCATTGAGCGATGTGAAGGATCTTTTGGCTAGATTGTCGATTTGCAACTTAAACACCATCACAATAAACGCTATTCGCTGCTTATTCTCCGGAGTAACAAAAGAGCGAGCCTTTGACAAGATGTTCCGAGCAGCAATGCAAGCTATGGATCTGGATGTTTTCGGATTCTTCATTGGAGGTCTCCCACCAGACAAACAAGCCGAGCTCAGAAAGAAACTTGAAGCAGAATTCGGAAACATCCCTTTACCATGGGAAGATGATTATGATAGTGGAGCTGCAAACAAGAATGCCTATAAGGGATATCTCTCAACGCAAAATCCTGCCATAGAAGCAGCAAATCAAAGCAGACAATCGGAAATAGAGAGGCTTGAGACTAGAATTGAAGAGTTGCAGAGGGATTATGATAACTCTATCGACGCCAAGGTAACCGCCGTGCTTGACTTGGAAGATGCTCAAATAGAATACGATAAAGCAAAAAAAGCTATGGATCTGCTGGAAATTCAAAGTATACAAACCGCCACCGCACCGGAAATCCAAGAAGGAACGAAAAGAGTCTTTAGGGAAAAGTCCATATCCTTAGCATCAGCACAAGCTAGGCTCAATGGTATTCTTGATCCTGCTGCTATGTTGATCTCTATTAACGAACTAAAACAACAAATTGAAAACACAGTATCATCAGCTCCTGACGAGTTGAAAGATTTCAAAGAAATGACGGATGAAGAAAAGACTTTACAATTAGAAGAGCAAAAGAAGGCTCAAGGAACTTTCGGTAAGCCATTGGGCAATATCCAAGAAGCAGTAGTAGAAGCTTACATAGAGTATGTTTTCGATGTGATGAATCTAGATGAAATTGGAAATTCTCTATCTCAAGTTCCCGGTGGAACTTTAGTGTTCAACACTTTAGATCAGATATTTAAGTGCTCAACTCAAGGACAGTTCAATCCTCCAATAAAAAGCTTTCTAGGTTCATTGTCTTTGGANGTGTGTGGTCCTACTCGTCACGTTGGTCTTGCATGGCCATCAAAAATTAAGGAAGTTAAGACTCCATTGAACTTCGACAGGGCATTTTTCCTTACAAAACTTAGGAATGCATTTGTTAACACAGTGGAAACTGTAATTACAAAAGTTATTACAATGCTGCTCTTGAAAATATTCGAGACTTTAGACAATGCCTTATGTAAGTCGCTAAATGCGATTGGCCAATTCGTAGCAGGACAACTCACTGGTGGATCCTCAGCTGGATTAGACGAGGCATTCGCGGATGCGTTCTGCCCAGATGCCGATGAGGATGAACTAAGCAACATTCAAAGAAATGCTTTTGGTAATGCACTCGGCAAAGGTGCAGTTCCTGACTCTGCTTATGATTGCCTGTTTAAAGCAATCAATGGAACAATGTCCAAAAGAGAAATCATAGACCTACTAACAAACACTCCAAGCAATATGGACGACCAAACTGCTTCCAAGTTTGCCATTTTGGTAAACTCAAGATGTCCAGAACTGTCTGACTTGCTTGGCGATGTGGATGATGTCAAAGATGCATTTGGATCAATAGGAAAATATATACCACCAGATCTAAAAGATTTCCTCAAGAATCAATCCAACGAAGATTTGGACGCTCCGATATATGACGCCATTTGTTTAACTCAAGACGAGCTTGACCTTTGGAATTCTAACAGGAAGAGTATCTATTTGGATAATGGACTAGATGAATCCACCGCTGATGAGATGATAGATAAGGCTAACGAACGTGCACTCGACAACCTTGGCTCTTTAGCCGACATTCTCCAAAGAGGCCCTGACGGGCTACTAGGGGAAGCGCTAGACGCTATATTGAACCAAGCGGATCCTGCATGTGCGAATGATCCTTCTGCTATCATCACAGAAGATGAATCTCTGGCGCAAGACAAGCAAGATTTACTCAATGACTATTTCAAGAGGATTGAGTCTAAATTCCTAGAAGATTTGATAGGAGAAAGAAGCTCTTTGATTGGAAACATCTTAATAGACACCCGAGGAAACCACCTCCAACAACACAATCGCCGTGTTACTATTGGAGATCGCACCTTTCTGTATGCCAACTACGTTGATACGGAAGAGCAGTGGGATGAAAGAAAAGACGATGCCGGATTTATTAAAGACAAAATAATGGATAAAGATCTTAGACGAGGTATGCTGCCTGAGACTGTAGGTCTTCAAATGTTGAACCAATTAAAAGAATTGTCTCTCAACTATAAGACCAACAAAGATGAGCCACAACTAAGAATGAGGTTCCAAGACTCCGACAATCCAGATTTTGAATCGACATTGTCCTATAAGCTTAGGCACAACAATAAGTCAACACAGCGAGCATTTGTTCGAGAGACTAACGCCGTAAAGATTCTAGGAATTAAGATATCTGAAGACTCGGAAGTTACTTTAAACGCAAAGAGAAACCAAACCTTCAACAAGAAAGAGTTGGGTATGGTAAACTATGAAGTCGCACCAAATGAAGTTAAGCTCTTTTCCAATCTTCTAAANCAGAAGTCCGGCTCTCAAAATCCACCTAAGGCCTCTAAAGTAATTGCTTTGTTTGATAATTTGAATATGAATGTCTTAAATGTTATTCGAAATGCGATTGTTGAAACACCAAAGGGTGCAACTCCTGTTGGGTTTAATTTCGGATATGATCAACAGCAAGCAATTGGGTTTGAAGACTTGGTCTATGTTGACCCAACAGCAGACCCTAACGATCAAAGTACATGGAAGTACACTTACGATGAGGAAGATTCAATACTTGGTAAGTCAGCAACGGAAAACCCAAGAGTATTTTTTCTCGATCCAGTGGTTCATGGCGGTAGATTCAAGGCTCCCAAGATCTATATTGAACCTGCGACATACAATGGGTGGCTTGGAACCATTAAAACCTTCATTCCACAACTAGAAGCTTGTGAAGATAAAGACAATGGATTCTTGAATATGACTGAGATAGCTCAACGTGCGAAACAAGTTGAGTCAAACCTTCCGATAGATGAGAGACTAAGTGAACCTCTAGAGTGTCGACTTGAGGTCCCATATGACCGACAGATTATGCCGGCAAATCATGGAATTATCGAGGGTATTGTAGTTTCAACAATAAGAATGTATGCTACAGAGTTCATGATTAGGACCTTCCCTGTCTTCGGTTCAATCCAGTTTTCAGATTTAAATGTAGATTCTTTAATTACAAATTCCATCGCCGATGCGATGCAGAGAGAAATGTCGGAAGCAGGATTCCTTTCAAGCATTTCTCGTCTTGCATATTATCTCTTGTTTTTAGAGCAGGCAGTCCAAGTTGTCCAAAGGCAAATAATTGATGGTCTCATGGAAGAGACCGAAGAAATGAAAGAGGCTTCCAGAATCATAAATAAGGCACAGAACAATTATGAGAAACTAAGATTTGCCGATTTGTTACTTGGACAGTTCCCTGATGGAGTTAGAAGTCAACTATACGATGGTTCTCGAATCCTCGCATATGGAAATAAGTGGGCAACCACACCACAAGGCGAAACACTAAACTTTAAAACTTTAAATGGTTACAAGATCAACCTCGCTCGAAAAGTGGCGGTAATTCACGAGACACAAGAAGCAGCAGAGGTGTTTCTAGCCGCTTTGGTTCAAAAGGAGACTACTGTCTTATCTAAGAAGTTGAACCTTAATCTACGACCACGTCCGCACGTTTTTGATATTAAAAAGTACATGTTGTCAACCGAGGGTATATTAGATCAATCAAGCATAAAATCAGGATTTGTTAATGTGGAACAGGAAGTCGTCGAAGGCGCAAGTAAGCCTGACTATGGGAGCATTTTGGATTGCGCATCTCAAGACCTCAAGAGTCCTTTGGGGACAATATCCAAAACCCTTGAAGATATAGAGAAAACAGGCGTAATGTATCTAGAAAAATATGTAAGAATAGTTAACAAGGATGAGACCGAGCAAGTAATGAGAGTGTCGGAATTTCAATCGATGATGTCTAATAGGACAATTTATGATGAAAACTCTCGATTATCGGATCACTTTGGGAACGCTCTCGTGACATCAGAAGGCAAATTGCAAGGCACCATCGGCGTAAAATTTGGAGTTAGACTTCTGATGTGCGTATCTAGTGCACTTGGCCTTACACCGAACTTAAATTCAACAGCCGAGCGCCTACCTCGATCAGTAATGTCTGGTGAGAATAGTGTTGACTTGCAACACATTCCCATTTCAACATACGAGCTTGATGTTATGGATGTTGAAATTAAAGACCTTGACTTGGTAGATCCAAATATGGGAGAGGATATCAAGTGCTATGTTGATAGATTATCTGAAGAAGACAGTTTCATCACCTTGTTTGAGAAAATATTTAAGACAAAAAGCTTCACGTCTTTATTTGGAATATATTCATATGAAAATTTTATTGAATCAATCGGCAAGCTAGAAGTAGAAGAAGAGCGCCAATTCTTTATATCTCAAGGTTGGAAAAAAAGAATATTTAATGATACAAAGAGACTGTTGAGAAAACAGTTTCGTTCTGTTTACAATTCTCAAGACGACACAAAAAGCAGCCGCGCATCAAGAAATAGGCAATCGAACATAAACTTCTTAAAGAATTTGATACCAGAGCTCTACTTAAATGTAGGTGGAGTAGGTTTTCTGCAGAGACTTCGTATTGTTGACGCAAAACCATTTGATGAAGATGGTAAACCTTGTGTGAATGAATTCCAGAAACTATTTGAGGATGATTAAATGTCTTTATCGATAATATTTCCAATCAATATGAACAGCGATAACAATGCTGGGATCGATTCACATCCAAATACGGATACTACAAATGCGATTAAGCAGAACATGAAAATGTTATTGTTAACGAGGAAGGGCGAGTATGTTTGGGATCCAAACTTCGGCGTTGGCTTGCATGCATATTTGTTTGAAAACGACTCAACAATATCAACCGGTTTTCTAGAAGGGGAAATAAGAAACCAGTCAGCAACCTACATGCCATATGTACAAATTGACGGAATCAACATACAAATCGATTCGGATATTCAACTATTAAAGGTTCAACTAAGGTTCAGATACAACGGATTAAGTATTCCAGAGCTTTTTGAGGTCGAGGTGTCCTAAACAGCAATCGCTTTTCCCTGATTAACTATTTAGTTCTTGACGAGGGTCTCATATGTCTAAACAAAAGAAAACACCAATCAAATATACCAGTAGAGATTTCGATACAATTCGACAAGATCTAATAGAGCATGCAAAGCGATTTTATCCAGATGAGTGGAAAGACTTTTCCAAATCAACAATCAACTCTTTAATGATTGATTCCGTTGCTTATGTAGGAGATGTGCTTTCTTTCTATTTGGATTATCAAGCAAACGAATCATTTCTTGACACAGCTATTGAATTCAATAATGTCCGAAAACACGCAAGAACTCTAGGTTTTAAGTACGCCGGATCACCAAGTACTTATGGTACAATATCTCTATTTTGTATGGTACCTGCGAACACAGATGGTACCGCACCAGATTTGACTTACATGCCTGTACTTCAGCAAGGGGCAACTTTTTCAAGTTCTAATGGTGGAAATTTCATTTTAACTGAAGATATTGACTTTGGGGAATTGAATAACGATATTGTAGCAGCAAGGTTTGATAACGCGACTGGTGCAACAACATTTTTCGCAGTTAAAGCATTTGGCCAAATATCTTCTGGTTTATTTTCTAAAGCAACCGTCAACCTAAGTAACTCTTCATTTGAAAGATTTAGGAGAGTCCGCATTGGCGGAGACGATGTCGTCGAGATCATATCTGTAGTAGACTCAGATGGTAACAAATATTACGAAGTTGATAATTTATCGCAAGAAGTTGTCTTCGAAGAGACTACGAATAGGAATGCAACAGCGGAAGGCGTAAGAAGTATATTAAAACCCTTTTCAGCAGCCCGACGATTCGTAATGGAACAAGACGACACTGGTACATATCTCCAGTTTGGCTTTGGATCCGAAGACTCAGATGAAGAAGATTTGGTAGACCCAGCTAAGGTAGCCATACAGATGCATGGAAAGACTTATGTGTCTAATTTTAGGTTTGATCCTTCAAAATTAGTTGGAACTTCTAAGCTTGGACTTTCTCCATCTGGGACAAAGCTAACGATCATATTGAAGACGAACGATTCTAACTCAGCAAACGCTTCCTCGAATACCGTCACTAAAGTCCAACGCGCAACTTTTAAGTTCCCAAGTGAATTAACTTTGGATCAAACAAAGAAGAATTCCGTCATCGGTTCTCTCGAGATAACAAACGAAGAGCCAATCGTTGGAGCAACTGAACAAATCACAACAGAAGAATTAAAGCAGAGAGCAAAAGGGTATTATACTACCCAGTCAAGAGCAGTGACTCGTCAAGACTATGAATCTATGATTTATAATATGCCAAACAAATTTGGAATTATCAAACGAGTAAGTGTAGTGAACGACCCCTCTTCAGCAAATAGAAGGATGGCCATATACGTTATATCTGAAGATAGAAATGGAAACCTAGTAACAGCAGGATCCTCCCTGAAGACTAACATGAAGAATTGGATCTCTCAATATAAGGCAATCAATGATGTAGTTGATATTTTCGACGCTAAGATTGTAAACTTTGGACTTGATTATAAGGTTGTTTTAGACACAAGATTCAAGGGTATCAATATTATTGGAAAATGCAACGAAGCCCTCACTCAATATTTTTCAAACCAATTATACATCGGAGAGCCAATCTACATTACAAGACTATATTCCATCTTGAGCAAAGTTGAAGGCGTAGCGGATGTTAAGACCGTTCGAGCATTGCAAAAACGTGGAGCAGATTATTCATCAGTAAATATTAACTTTGACGATGCACTATCTGCCGATGGAACATATATTATGACTCCAAAGAATGCTATTATGGAATTAAAATATCCCAACAGAGATATTAAGGGGACCCTAATCCGATGATTAAAAGATATTTCGCTACACAAGACAATACAATTACAAATGCATTTGGAGAATCCCTGACCACAAGAGGTGTCTCTGGTAGTATGGGCCTTTCTGATATATTGGAAGTGTTCAGTATTTATGGACAAGTCTCATCTTCAGCAACTGGATTTTCACTTGAAGAGGCTAGAGTTTTGGTTGAATTTGATCTAACTCAAATTGAAGCCGACATAGCCAACAAGACAATACCTTCAAACGCAAAATACTTTCTTAGATTGTTCAATGCCGAACATGGAGAGACAATCCCCAGAGAATACAATTTAAACGTCAATAGCATAAATGGTGCTTGGCAGGAAGGTTTGGGACTGGACATGGAAGGGTACACAGACTTGTCTTCAGGTTTTGGATCTAACTGGATTGTCCGCTCAGGATCAACAGCTTGGACCGCCGAAGGTGGTGATATAAACGCATCCCCTACTGCTACTCAATTTTTAGACACAGGTTTAGAAGATTTAAATGTGGATGTAACATCTCAAGTCGCATTGTGGCTAGACAATACCAAGCCAAATAATGGTTTTCTAGTTAAACTTCCAACTTCATTAGCTGATGGTACCCAACAGAGGTCTTATTATACCAAAAGATTCTTCGCAAGGGGAAGCGAATTCTTTCACAAGAGACCAGTCTTGGAAGTTCGATGGAATTCACAAGTGATGGATGATAGAGTTAATTTTTATTCTTCGTCATCANTAGCTCCAGCAGCAGACAACTTGAACACTCTATATCTCTATAACTATCACCGTGGACAACTAGCAGACATCCCTGCAGTCGCACAGGGGGCAATCTATGTAGACTTATATGCCTCTCTAGGTAGCACTGCACTGACTCAATGTGTAGACACTCCTGCAACCGGAGGATGGGTTGAGACCGGTATTTACACCGCTAGCGTTTGCCTCAATACAACATCTTCTACACTTAATGATGTTTGGTACAAAGGCGCAAACCAATATCACTCTGGAACCATCAACGTTAAGCAATCCACAGCAATCACTGCTGCACCCGATAATAATCTAGTGGTAACGGTATCAAACAATCGAAGCTTCCACTACAAAGACCAAACAAGCAGATTCTATCTCTACATTAGGCAGAAGAATTGGAGCCCAAACATTTATACTACAGCAACAACCGTACCTCAAACTGAAGTGTTCGAGAGCCTTTATTATAAAATTATTAAAGTTGCCACAGATGAAACAATCTTTGACTACGACACAACAAACAACTCGACTTTGCTATCATACGATTCTCGAGGGAACTATTTTGATTTGGACATAGGAATGTTGGAACCCAACTACACCTATCAAGTTGAACTATCCCTGTATAACGTCGCGACCAAGTCGTATGAACAACTTTCTTTCAAGCACAAGTTTAGAGTGGTGAACAATGAGTATTAAGAATCTTTTCGGAAAAACCGTAACAAGCTACAATGATGTAGCAGTAGATGTAGAATCAACTGACTTTATCGACGAAGTTGTCGCTAAAAGAGATACTTACTTACCACCAATCGATTTTGCTGACCCTAAGAATTTTGTATTCTATGGCTCTGCCGAGCTTTACTATGAAGCAGCCATCAAGAGAATCTATGAAGACTACCCTTATGACGGATCAAAAGCAGAACAGATTGACTTTGAAGAGCGGTCATCATACTTGGAGCGCTGGCTCTTCGACAACAAATATCCAAAAACAACTGGGCATGTAGTACTCGGAACTTCTGCAAACATTAGTGGAAAGACTGGTAATTTTGCTAACACCACTGTGTCGGAATACATTGAGGTTCATGGTGGACTTCACATTGATTCCACTGCTACTAATTTAGATGAGCACTTTGAGCACTCCGCCAAGTATGACGCAGCAAAAAATAGAACTCAAAATTTCAATTGTGACTTCGATAATGGAGCAACGATAGAGTTTTGGCTTAAAAAGACATCTTTCGACACAGTAAATCAACCAGTCGAAGTGATTTTGGACCTCTGGAACGGATTGACTGGGACTAGTGAGTGTAGGATAGTTGTTTCGATAACTGGGAACACTTCACCAGATCCAACCATTATTTTCACCATCAAAGAGGCTGGTAACTTAGATTCTAACGTATCTATTCCTTTCACAGATTTAACATCGTTTAATCACTATGCTTTCTCAGTTCAAAATACTTCAACCAAAACTGTTATTCGTACGTATAAAAACGGAGAAGAGATTGGAACAACTGAATTGGGAACTTTTTTCAATTCATTTACTGGGAGAGTGGACGGTTTTATCGGCGCACTACAAACAGAATTTTCTTCAGGACAAGGTGCAACTAACGGCGGTAAATTATCTGCCTCTCTTGATGAGTTTCGCTTCTGGAAAACTCGAAGAACTTCGAGACAAATCAAGCTCAACTGGTTCCGCACCATTGGTGGAGGAGCAAACACTGACGACGCCACATCGGATTTGGGAGTATATCTCAAGTTCAATGAAGGAATTACAGGAACAACCTCAATTGACTCTAATGTTTTAGATTATTCAGGCCGCTTGGCAAACGGAACTTGGATTGGCTACTCAAGCACTACGAGTGCAAGATCAACAGACTCAGCTCTTACGCTAGCTGGTTACACAGAGAAGCCTACTCCAATCGTTTATTCAACACACCCTAGTGTTGTCTCTCTAGAGGCAGAGATGACGCTTAGTGGATCTGACTATGACTCTGGAAGAGGTCAAGCATTCTATCGCTCCCTTCCAAATTGGCTCGTTGAAGACGACCAAGCCATTGGCGACCAGAACTTAAGAAAAATCTCTCACATTATGTCAAGCTATATGGACACCTTAAAGGTCCAAATCGATTCACTTAACAGCTTGCAAGATAAGCAATATCTATCATCTAGTTATAAAGCATCTCCATTCTCCGAGGAGCTCTTGAAAGGCAAAGGATTCACAACGAGTGAAATGTTTCTTTCATCGGAAGTATTCGAGGCATTCTCAGACGTTGATTATGATGCTAGACAATTCGACCTCAATATTGATGAAATTAAGAATCTCATCTTCACAAACATTTACAACAACCTCGAGAACATCTACAACTCAAAGGGAACTGAAAAGTCAATTAGAAACCTCATCCGATGCTTCGGTATTGATGATGAACTAATCAAACTAAACCAGTATACAGACAATGGAACACAATATCTCGGAGACAAATATAGAACAACATCTGTAAAGAAGAAATACATCAACCTTAATAGTGTAGACCTGTTTTCTGGGACAATGTATCAAAGCGGCTCTAGAACATTCATTTCCGGCTCCAACAATGCCTCTGTAGCTGCGTTTACGATGGAAGCTGATATAGTAGTGCCCAACAAGAAAGAAATCGGAGAGAATGGATTCTTCGCAACGCCATTCCTATCTGCATCCGTTATGGGCTTTCACGAGGCTTCCCCTAACTTTCCAGCAGACTATACATGGTGGGCAACAGAGGCGGGTACAGCCGCAGCAACAGCAACAATTGCAATGCTTGCAACTTCCGGCGCTGAAGGTTGGTCAATTGCAAACTACGATGGACAGACAGTCACGATAATATCAACAGACAATACTTCTGTTACTTATGAATTTTCTCAAACATTATCAAATGGGAGCATCTTGCCGAATGGAAATACAGCCGTCGCCATTGGTAGCGGTCTGTATGATACGGGGCCAAATTTTAAGGACACAATAAATCTTTCCAGTGTTCACACCGGAAAAATAACAGCATCGTATACTTATCAAGTATTATCACTCACTCAAGCAACCAGCGGCCAAACAGGAAACACAGTAATAACATTTTCTGCACCTGTAACAACAATGTCGTCTGCAAACTTCAGCGGCGGTACATCCACATTCGCAGAAGCTCGGGATCTCCAAGTATATCTTGTTCGAGACTCAAGCGAATCAAAGCATGCGAAGTTCGTTATAAAGAATCAAACCGAGACAATCTATCAAGAGTCAGACTATATCTACGATGTTTACGACGAAGAACACTTCAACGTCGCTTTAAGAATTAAGCCTCAAACCTATCCGTATGCCGGTAACGTCACAAACATAACACCAGATTACGACATTGAACTATATGCAGTATCTCACAACTTCGACGAACTTAAGGAAGAAGTATTGGTCACAACAACTGTAGATAATGCCACGGGATCTGCCTATCTTCAAGCACCAAAGAGGATCTATGCAGCATCACATTATGAAAACTTCACAGGCTCAGTGCTTCACAAGACTGATTTGGAGTTCGGTAGAGTCTCCGCATGGCTTGACTACTTACCGAACAGCTCTATTCAAGAACACAACAAAGATGTCTTAAACTATGGTAACTTTAAATCCATAGATGGCTCAAATGCCTTCGCAATTACCGACACCCAAATCCCAACAATGGACTTATCCATTTTAAATTGGGACTTTGATACCGTTACGACTTCCGACTCTTCTGGAGAATTCGTCATCGAAGATACCACTTCTGGCTCTTCCGACACAATCTATGGGTGGGTTGACAACATCATCCGCCGAGAGTACGATGGTAAAGGAGATAACTTCCCAACAACTTCAACTGCATTTTTGGAAAATGAATTTCTCTATGCGACCAAGAAGGAGTTACCGGAGACCTCATTCAATTCTAATAACATCTTCATCAAAGGCGATAGACAAATCTTCTTCGGAGAAGACGAAGATGTGAGCGACAACTTATTTGTTCTAGAAAAGTCACCCGCTGCAACCGTCTCGGAGGAGATGCTTAAGTTGTTCTCAACAACTCAAGAGTTTTCTAATCTATTTGGGCGTCATGTTGATAGATATAGAATAGAATACAAAGACATGAACAGAGCAAGGCAACTGTTTTATCAGAGAGTAGACACTGGATTAGACTTTGACAAGTTCTTCACATACTTCAAGTGGATAGACCAGTCCATTTCTGAAATGATAAATCAACTCATTCCGGCTTCTGTTAACTTTGCTGGTGGAGTAACCGATATCATCGAACCACATCTTCTCGAAAGAGACAAATATCAACGGCAAATTGGTTTATTAACAACTGTTACATCCACCGAAGCATCCACTCGTGGAGTGCAAGAGTTGAACTACAATTGGAGAATCGGACACGCTCCTCTTCCAACGGAAGACCAAGACTCAAACTCTTTGTGGCAAAGTGAGCGTAGAGAAAGAGCAACAACGGATGCTGAAATCATCCGCGAAGTTATTATTCGACAAACAGACCAAGAGTTCACAAATCCAATAACGCTTTCTGGATCAACCTCAACTGGAATTTACTCTGGGAGTGCATATGCAACCCGAAGATTCTCAAGACCATATTCTATCGAAACAGACTTCAGTCCCTCTATCCATGGCGGAATTAATTATGAGGAGTCTAAGGATCGTGATTTGTTTAAGTCCGGAATTGAACTCCATTCCCCAATCGGCCCCTCAGGTGCACCAAAGAACGTTATAACATTTGGCGCTGGGTTAGGCGATGGACTAAATGTCCTCGAGAAAAACATGAACAACGACACTCGAGGTCCTAATGAAAAAATTAAATATGACGGATTTGGCCTTATTGGTAAGTTTACTGACTTTGTGGGCTCAAGCTATTCTCCCCTAAGTCCCGATTTAGATTACTATAGTAGAAGAAAAGTATCAGATATGTTTATTGGAAATATCGTCTCTAGTAGTGTGAGTGGTGGATATAATTCCTTAGTTAATATCGCAACCTCAGGTTCAGGTTTTCGTGTTGGCGTAAATGTAGTGAATCTACATTCTGATACAACAGACGTTACAAATGAAATACCAATACAGGGCCCGTTCACTAGCAATTGGGTTGGGGGTAGACAGTCTAGACATACTGCCTTGAATAGTGTCGGTAAACCTAGAACATTCACCAGTGCCGTGCCCAACAATTTGGATTCTGAATTTTCAAGACCAGAAGAGTATCGACTCTTGATTGGAAGAAATCCTATTCTCAACTCCGGATCGCATGGGCATATCGAAGGAGACCAAGATGGAGCATTAGGATTCACAGCACCTGACTATGGATTGTCGTCCACTGGAACATGGCCTGATAGCGACCGATTATATTCAATCTTTTATCGAGAGGAACGAGCAAAGCGCCCATTGAATATCAAGAATATTCAAACAACCACATCTTCTGTATCTCACGGAAACTACCAACATGAGTACGAAGTGTTCTCAACATTTGGAGATCAAGGGTATTTCTTAAAAAGAGCTGGTAATCTTTTGCCAACATCTATTGCGAACACATTGCCTGAGACTACAAACTATGCAACAATGATGGCTCAGAAAGCCAGTGCACAAGGTAACATTGCTGTAAACGAACCGGGTGGCGTGGTAAGTAACAGGTTCACTTCCGGAACTTTCGCAACCATGACGATCACCACAGTGAAAGAATCCGTTCTCACCTCAGGCGGCAGTAGCCGAAGATGGACACTTACAGATGCAAATGGTGTAACAACAACATTCAAGATTATAAATGGCGGAGATGTTGCAGATAATCACCTCGCCTATTCACCAGGTGTGGAAACTGATTTTGATCTACTAGGTATCGCTGCGAATACTCGCGCAGCTATGCGAGATGAACTTATAACTAAAATTAATGCAATGGATCCACCTAGCTTTACAGCCACAGCTGCTGGTGATGATGTTCTTGTGACTCAAAATATTGTTGGTACCGCTGGAAATACAGAAATTACTTTTCTAGATGGTGCTATTGCCTTCACCTTCTCTGGTACTAACACATTCCAAGGTGGATCTTTCGGAGTCAACGACCAACCAACACAAGATAGATCCACAGGATCTGCCCACGTAATAAGAACTCAATTCTCTGCACCCGGTGGTCCCGAAGTTAACTCTCCTGCATATCTTGACGTTGCAACACAACAATTCTCTGCATACAACTCAATAAATTTCCGCAATCTGACTGTGGTTGGAGATAGTTCTGGTGAAGTTGATACAATCAGAGTGAATTCATTCTCAAACCGTCGAGAAGGCTTGAGGATCTTAAGAGCAAGACATCAAGGTCAATTTGGTATTGATTCCAAACATGGAGTAATCAGATCAGAAGATTATGTAGCAGAGGCTTCATTCCATAAGCAACATAGGAACGGTTCTAAAGTTGAAAACCGAACTGACTTTGCTAAACTTGCAATCCCTGCTTCAATCCTTATTGTTACAGTAAAGGAGTCAGATCTTACTTCACCAACAGGGATTGGTTCTAGTGACAATCATAGGTTTACATTGACAGATGCAAATGGAGTGACTACGACATTTAGGATTACTGCCGGCTTAAATATTTCCATAAACAGTAGTCAATACACCGCTGGGACTCAAACTGATTTTGGTCTAGTGACCATTACCAATACTCGTGCAGCCATGCGAGATCAACTTATAATCAAAATCAATAAAATGAATCCCCCTAGCTTCACAGCGACTGAAGATGGTGATAATGTTCTCATAACCCAAAACACTGTCGGAGCATCTGGAAACACCGAAATTACCTTTCCAAATGGAGCTATCAAGTTTGCATTTCAACCAACTATCCCCTCAAACCCAGTGAATTTTTTCTCACTTGGGCTTGATGCAACGCCGGTGAGGTATGACAACATGCACTTCAACACTCCGATTCCTGCTTCTGACTTCCAATATTCTTGGATCAATGCAGCAATCAGTGGATCTAACTGGGAAGCGGATCAAAAGGTTTTAACTTATGCACCAAAGAACGGTATGATGAGTTCCTCTGTAGGCTTTACTGAGGCAATTATCTTTCCGTCCATTTCGGACATCTCTTGTTGTTTTGATGAACTAGCCTTCAAAATAGTGTATGATTTACTCGACGGGGCAACTAACACTATCACAACTGATACAACATTGACTGTTAGCTCCTCCGATAGCGGAACTACAGGAAATGGACAAATCTACGAAAATGATATAGTGAATATGGATGTCCAAATCACAGACCTTGGTTGTTGCGAGGACGACACTTTGAAATATCGAATTGTATCAGTACCATCCACTGGTGTTACTATAGACACCGGTTGGCAAACCTCGGAACAAGACCCACCAAGCAATATAGTTAAGGATAATAGCGAAGACAACCCTGGATCAATCGTCATCACCTTCTATGTTGAAGATTGCGATGGAAATGTTAAAACCATCGTAGTAACACTTCTAAAGGCAAAGTTTAATACATAAACTATTTAGTCTAAAAAGGAACTGCAATGTCTAATTTTAAAGATTTCGTTGGAATAAATATTTGTATTTATGAGCCAACCCTCAACGATTCCGGCGCTATAGGGGGAAATACTCTTGGATATGATCCAGAAGGTGCATTTTTCTATACAGATAATGTGGGCATTGGGAATGTTGGGCCTCTTACGAAGGCTCCCGTCTCGAAGACGCTAGTGTTACTAAACCTCCACAGAAATGGACCATATGGGTATCCAATGTGGAAACAGATGAGAACATCTCAGAACCACTTGACTCGAGCCCTGAATGCGAAAAACACATTTACATATGTACAAGAGCCGGGTGCCTTGTTGGGTACAAAGCAGGCAAAATATGGAAACATCATCAGTTTAAAGGAACCGACAATTTCGAGTAACTTACCGATTTCACTTATAGGTGAAGTTGCGATCTACAATGAAGAGTTGGGAATATTTGAAAAGAAACCAGTTGAAATCAAAACAGCATTCAATAATGAGACAGCATTTTTTGCAAACCAACAAGCCAATGAATACTTTAATACAATATTGCAAACTGATGAGAATTATGAAACCTTGAAGGACATGTATTTAGACGGAGGCCTCGATGACGAAGGGTCATTGCTTGACTCGTTCTCTCTTTTGACGTACCGCCAAACGATTTGGCCAAAGCAGCAATTCGCATACCTCAATAGGACAAGATCTAGAACCTTCTATGTTAACACATTTTGGAGAAGTGCGAGAGATGACCGATCACAACTAAATGTGGATAATGGGTTTGGAGAGATAATACCATCGCAATCCATGTGGCCATTAGATGCAGCAGTGGACTTTACCACACGAACAGTTCCAACTGGAGATGGGTCAACAATTGTCTACCACCGTATCGGTGGTCACATCAAGCAAGATAGTGCCGGCGGAGAGGGTATACTTCAAAATTCCTATTCTCATGTATTCAGGGGCGAATACTCATTCTCGGGTCGTACACCAATATCTTCCAGTATTGCATTTTCAAACCTAGACTTCGCACAAATACTGTCTTCATCTATTTGCTATTCAAGGCGCCACACTCTCAAGTCGACATTTTCCAACTTTAACCCCTCCTTTCCTTCACTTGGAACGCCAAACCCATATGAGTCTGCACCGGCATTCAATGGGCATTTAACCGCAGCGTCTCTGACACTAGATGGCTCTGCATCAATGATGATGACGTCTTCATTATTCGAAGGTGTTGCGAATTGGGATGCCCCCGCTCAATCTGGTAAGGCTCCGTTTTATGATTCTTATCTAGATTTTGCTCAAGAAGTAAAGAACTCTGGAAAAGGATACTCTATCATACCAGAATTTAAAATAAGCAATCATGTTGCAGCATTCGAAAAAAATGGTGTGACCCAAGAGCTCAAGTCTATTTTTGAATTGTCTGGTGGACTAAGTGAGAACACTACAACGGAGAATAAATCTGATTTCTATAAAGTATTATCGAACTCTGACTTTTTGAAGCATTTTGATTTAATAAAAAAGGACCATAAAGGTTTCGCAGATGAGAAAATATTGACGCTCAAGTGTAAAGCAATTAAGAAATTCTTACCTTACGAAGGCTTCTTCCCAGCAGAAAGAACAGTAGAGATGGCCAAACAATTTGCCTCTAGCTACAAAGATTATATAAGAGCCGTGCAGGTGGGTGAAGAATCTAATCCGCTGACGGGTGGAATGTCGATAATGCCTATTCTAGAGCCATTATTCGCACCAGGAATCCTGTTTAATACAATCAAATCTGGTGTCGCCGTTGATTTTCCAATTTTTACTCCTGAAGATTTTCCGTTCGTCGCATCTTCAAGTAACAATAATAACAACGGCCAATGGGACGCCGCGGGTCAAGACCCTAAAATGGTTGAGTCCGGACCATTTCAGAATTATTATTGGTTAGGATCAGATAGAGCCGGCACACTTCTTGATCTTAATTCTGCATATTCAAAGAGGATCCCTTTTGAGGCCTTGGCGGATCCTGAGTCCTATATTGCTAATTTAGAAATGATCCTGCAGGAACCACACCCATTCGGACTTCCTTATACTGGTAGTATGCCCCACCCACTTGAGCTGAAATCTAAATGGACCGGCGGTGGCGACACTCTCTATGGGAAAATGGCTAATAACATTTTGGCTGAAATACCAGAATTCTTTATCTCTAATCAAAATATGAAAACTATAACTTCCTTAGAAGATCAAGATCCAAATTTTGGAAACGCTGTTTCCGGAAACTATTACACCATGAGAATAAAGATGAAGAGAAGTAGGGTCGCTGATAATGTCTCCATCGGCGGATTTTATGGAACGTTGGTTGATCCCCCTCAAGATATTGTTACATACCAAGATAGGAACCTTGTTCCAGCAACCGGTAAGAATGTCGATATATTAGCATCCACCAACATTAAGGCAAGATTTTCTACAAAAGAATCTCTGACTATGTATTCTAGACCCACAGCCTTTGGTCCACCCACTTATGGTGGAAATGGATGGGGAGAATATAGAGGAATAGAATTTCGTGAATGTGGTTCATGGTGGGGATTAAATTATCCTTATACTCCACCCTACTACCATGGAGAGTCTTGGTGCGATTTGATATTCGAAGCGACAGAGACAAGAAAATATACATTAGATGAGATAATGATTTCTGCTTCTAATTTTCCATATTACACAAGACATTGGTGGAATGGAACGGGCGATGCCGTAAGAGATTTGACTGGCTATTCTGGATCCGCCACAGGCGCCACCAGCCCAGTATATACTGGTTCATATAGTAAATATGCAAATGGCCCATGGCATAATTTAATCAAGGAGAATGGTGGAGATATTGAAATGTACACTCCGGTCTATCAAAACGGCCAATACAATTATGCTGGTTGGGGTAGCGACCTCGGAACTAACAGCTTCGCAAATGGGACAAAAAATAACCCAGCCGTTCCAACCCTAAGATGGTTGCGACCACCCAACACCACTGAAGCCCTCGAAACCAAATATTTAATCCAGCATCCATATTATGTAAACGAAAACGCAATGCAGCTTAATTCAAGTGTGAACCTTTTCGGAAAAGGAACTGTTAGGGAAGTTTTCAATAAAGAAACTGGTCAAACATCCGAAGTTGCCTCAGCAGATACGATCCGTGGAAAGACACGATGGATAATCCAATCCAAGTTTGAGACTCCAATACTTAACTTTAAAAAATATGAAGACATGGATGGAGAAGGTGTGAAAAAACCTCTATATGCAGCAGAGTCTGTACCACGCGGTATGTGGCATCAGTATGGAGAAATACCTGCAGACCCAAAAATTGGAGTATTCTTGCAGGTTGGTGAAATCCCCAGAACATGGCTCAAGGGAGCACTAGGGATCAAATCAACACAAAGAAACATCGCATCCTTAGCAGATCTTGTTGGTTTTTCAAAAGAACCAGTAAGACTTGGAGAGATTGCTTCTCAAAAAGAAATATCAGAATGTGTCGTGGCTGTTCCATTTGTTGGACAATCTGCAACTCGAAAGTTCTTTTCTATACCTAGAGCAGACATTGATTCGTGCATAGACGCATCCCGTCGTGAGATCGGCGGTCAATTCCCCGCTGGTGGTCCACCAAAGGCTGGGGATACAGTCTACCAAATGGTCAAAAAGATGCAGAAATATGTATTTCCGCCTTCAATGGATTTCGTAAGATATGAGGAAATTGATCCATTCGCAATGTATATTTTCGAATTCAAACACACTCTCTCAAAACAAGACCTTGCGGATATTTGGCAAAACCTATCACCAGAAATTGGAACAAAAATGGAAGAATCAGAGGTATCAATATCGCATGAGCTATTGTCTGCAGAGCTCTTAGGTGACGGGGCAGTTGTGAAAAACAACACTCTCGATGAGAACGCTGAGGGAAAAGGTATTCCATCTAACATTCAATGGATGATATTCAAAGTCAAAAAGAGAGCAAAAACAAACTATTTTGACAAGGTTGTAGCCAAGAAAGGAACAACGGATGATACCTCTGGTGTGGAACTTGTAGGTGTTACAAATGCCGTTACAGGTAAGAAAGACAAAGATATTACATACAATTGGCCATATGATTTCTTTTCACTCGTAGAACTAGTTAAGATTGACGCCGAGATCTCGTTTGCAAATATTGAAAACGACGATAAAGGACAGAAGTCGATCAAGAAGGTAGAGTCCAAAAAAGCTCGTAAGCCTTCATCAATTAACAAGGCGAGAGGAAAGGGATAAATGAATGACGTTTTTTAATAAGAAAGAAGATGTTCTTAAAATTGAATTAACACCATATGGACGTTCGCTTCTCTCTAATGGGAAGCTTATGCCTAAATTCTATACGTTTTTCGATGATGATATCATTTATGATCTTGAATTCGGTGGCGATACTGAAAACCAAGTGAATATTAAAAACAGAATCTTGGCGGAAACGCCTAGGTTGCGACCACAACGAGATCTGATATCTCCAGAGTCCCTCATTTTTACTTCTGAGAGATCCGAGGACTCCTCTAGACCCTACAGTCAAGTTGCGATGAATCACCTCACAACACCATTGGGAACATCTGACGGGACATTTATTGATGCTCCGAGTTGGAATGTAGCGTTTATTCTCGGAGAAATTTCAAATGTAGATCCCATCATCGAACAAGACACAACCAGTATTAAGCGAATCCCACAGGTCAATACGACTCTAGAATACACGATGGAAATTAGGAATACTAGAAATGACTCTCCCGTNAGAGGTCAAGAAGTTTCCCCCAACGTCCCCGTCTCATCGGTACAACCAGATGGAACATATATTAGTCTAATTGATGAACAAATTATATGCAAAATTCTGGAAGAAAAAGGATTTATGCAGAAAGACGGCCTAGAAATGGAAGTGTTTCTCTACGAAGAAAACGAAGAAACTCCAAAGAAATTAAAGTTCGCACCTAGGCAAAAGACCATTATTGATGGAATGCTCATGGATGACGACATTGCCTCAATCTCCCTAACAGAAGATTATGTCGAATACTGGTTAAATATTGAGCTAGATTCTCAAATACCTGACTCTGAAATATGCAAAGGTGTCCAACATCTTAAGTCGCAAGATATCCTTGTCGATGTTAGTGTTGTATGTCCAGACATCGAAGGTACAGATTTTGACATCTATAGAACAAACATAACAGACGTGGAGGATTGCTAATGTCTAATAGTCTTGTAGGTCTCGAGAACCTTCCAAATGTTTATGTCGAAAAGATATTATTATACAATAATGACGATAGCACATTTAAGGTGGATGTATCGCTGCTGATGTTGGACGTCGAGTCTGGTGGAGCCTTCACATGGTCAGATGACGATCTAATACTTGACTATCTAAAGGTCGCAGTCATTGCTACGTCAAACGAGCAACTAATCTCTAAAATATCAGAAGGTTTGATCAACCCCATGCCCATTAACATAAGACGCTCTAGAGTCCCTGGACTTGGATCTCTAATGACTGGTACGACAATAGTCGAAACCCCAGCAAAAGAAATGAAAGGTAGTTTTCGACTTAACAGTTTGGAAAAGAGGTATCAAAAGAAGATATCCTTTTTAGAGCCCGTAAACACCTCTACAATGACTTTGTTTGCTTTTGCCTACATAGACGCCGAGGAAATGTCCAAAGCACTTAGGATAAGCCTTACCGGCCCTTTAAATAGCTATCATGGTCCAATCGTCTCTGATAATGTAATTGTAGAGAATGAAATCGAGACATCAACATATATTTACAAAGAACCCGGTGGAAACCTATGGTCAGGACCAGTCCACCAACACACTGACGGTCGATGGATGGCTGGATCATTTCATTCATCCAAACCCCACCCAAGACTCACAAGAGAAGTCGTTCTCAATACAAAGATTGTCGACAAGAGAGAGGGTTCATACAGTTTGCGGTCAGAAATGAATCTTACACAGAAAGCAACACTGTCTGAATTATCACTATCTTACAACAATGCAGCAGACGCAATTGGTATGTTCTCCATTGATATTAGAAATTTGGTGCTAACAAAGACAAAGTATGGAAGAAAAATGTTCAATGTTTCCAAGTCGTTGTTTGAATCATTCTCAAGAAGCATTCAATTGGACTCATTGGAGATTAGAAGACAACAAGTCAAACTCACCGCTCAAACAAATCGCCTAGGGACTAGAAAATACAATCAAACACTCGTAGGTTCATATAAAACAATTGAAGTCAGCAGCAATTCCAACAATGCCTTAATTGGAACAGACAGGCTGTCTCAATTATATATTGTTCCCGATCCACTTATTAAAACTTATCAATACATCGACGAAGAAATGTCCGAGAGAACAAGGGGAGAGTATCGTTACGAAGCAATCATTACATTTATCGATAAGTCTCAAATATTCTTAAGAAATCTCTTGATGCAGATGGAATCGAATATCTCAGACCTTAAGGTTCAGAGAGAGTTTCTATTTAGACAATCCCGATACGACAGGATCAATGATAGTTTAAAACCTGGAGTCTCTGTAGCGAACATATTCTCATCATCAATTGAGAATTACTATCAGAATTTATCTATTCTTATGGATATCGATGATGAGACAAAGACCAGATTAATTAAAGATAAGAGAGCGGCTTTGACCTCAGATAATTACACGAATAAAGAAGCGGAAAGGTTCATATCTGACTACTCAAGCCTTGCGAGTAGATTAACAAGAAGGTTCGATATCCAAAAGAAAACAGAAAGATTAACAAATAGAGCACGACCAAACAATTCCCTACCTCCTGGATTCATAACAATCAAGCACGTATTTTCAAATACTGTTAAGTTTGACAACGTCGTCGCTTCATATGATTTTCTTGGTATCCAATCAAACAAGTCATTGGTATCTTTAACAAAAGATCAATATATTAAGAGAGCAGATTTGGAAGTCAGTAGATTCTTCGACACCAACCGCTCCACAACCTCAACAGACCTAGCGGACCTTGACAAGCAAGATATGATGGCGATAAAAGATTTAAGCTCTTCCAAGGTCTCATTCTTTTCCCCACTTAGCTTTAAGTACAAGTCTCAAAGTAAAGATTTAACATCTTTGCAAAATCTAGACGTAAACGGAATATCAATAAATTTCATAACTCATATGTCCGAGAAACAATCTAATCCTCAATTCTCTTCCGCAGCGATCCGAAAAGAAGAAAAGTCCCAAACCAAACCATCAAAAAGAAAAAACAGAAGAGTCATGAAGAAGAGGAGATTAGGAAGATCTATATTTAACTTTAAGAGAACTCCATTCAAAATAAACAATCTCAAACCAGAAGAGTATTTGGAAGTGTCGAGATATCTCGGCCAAAACTCCGAAATGGTCAATGTTGATTCGAATTTGGATGACGCCATCTTGAGCCCACAAACCGAACAGGTTATGACTAAATTAGCTACAACTAATGGCCTAAGTGTAAAGAGAGAAAAGGCCACTTTCGATTTACAAACTAAGAATAATGTTTTCGAAAAATTCAAGTCTTCCCCCAAGTTTGATCGAAAGAAGTTGACCATGATGCCTATCTCAATTAAAGCGCTGATTAACTCACGCTCAACGGGCGCGAAGAATAATATTTTAGAGTCCGAATCGGACATTCTCAAAGATGCTGAGACAAAAATCGCAACAGAGATGATCTTTCATGCAACCCAGAAGGTTCAATACTTTTCCGGATTTGAAGTAGACTCAAATGGCCTCCCAGACATATCTCAGCCAAAGTGGGAAGATATTACTCCGATTTCTCTAGAGAGAAACAGTCGCTTACTTTGCAGAATGAGATATACACAAATCCCAGAACTAGGCATTGGACCTGCGTCGGAATTGAAACTACTTGCTCAAAATGAAATATTTGCTATATCTAACGAACCACTCGCTAGCATACTGACTCCTATTTTAGATACTGAAGAGAGTTTGAGTCTAGAGCAGGAACTNCCAGAGATAAAAGANATCGTCTATGCTTCATCGAATTACGTTAAGCAAAATAATTCTAGACAAAATCAACTAGTGGATTCTCAAGCACGAACAGTCGGATCTCGAAGACAAGCAGTCGGATCTCGAAGACAATCAACTGGAGGAACAACGAATGCCCAAAGTAGTCGTTACTGATAATTTAAAAGACGCCGCCTTATTAGCTTCAGGTAGAGGCCTCATCGTCGCTGATGCAAGCCAGTCTACGCAGAAAATTGAAGCGCCCGGTGGTGTAAAGAAGTATAATGTACAATTCCTCAATAGTGAAATCAAGCACGACGAAGAATTGTCTTATGAAGTTGCAAGGATTAAAGTCAAGCCAATTATAACAATGTCCAATTTCGCCTCCAGCATCAGGTCAGACTTCTCAAGTGGTCCAAGATCAAATCACTATTTCAAAATGCCGGATATGGTTGACCTAGCTTCGACACATACTGAGGAATATTCAACTTCCAAATCCCAAGCTTCATACTCTTTCGAAACAATATTTAACTATATCTCAGAAGAATACGACAAACTACAAGTAGGAATATCGGAATATAATCTATATGCACCATTTGACAGGCCATCGAAGCGAGATTTCTTAGAGGTCCAACGCCGAAACACCGGAGCTATAAACTTCGGACGCGGAAGTCGAATGAAGAACTTTGTAGTGCCGACTATGAAAGTTCAACAAGGAACAGAAGAGTCTCCATATTATAATTATCTTAGAATCAATCAGCGATTAGATAATGGTATTTCACATTTCGCAGTAAAGCTTGGGATTTTCGATGAACTATTGCAGGATTATTTATTTGGAGATCGAACCGATACATCGTTCGATATCCAACAAGGCCAAAGTGTATCTCAGGACTCCACGGTTCCCATATATAACTTGCAATCATTCTTAACAACAGATAGGGAGTTGGACTTAGACAATTTCTTTACACTGAATGAGTCCATACGCTCCTCTAGGATGTCTTTGGGTTTACGTAAGCACTTGATGAAGGGTTTCATAAAGGATACCTCCAGCACCGGATTTCGAACTTATAGAGATATTTACAACAACCTCGAGGCTCACAAAGAAGTGTTCTGCTATTCCATTGATAAGCATGACGGCGCTGTTCTTGATAGTACAAAAATTCAAACACTATATGCACCCGCACTTAATGATTCAACACCAATCGTGGATACCCAAGTTAAGTATGGAAAGTACTACACCTACAAGATAACTGGTCACTATATGGTTGTAGGAAACAACTATGAATACAGGGAACTTTCACGTTCAGAAGATCCTGAAGACGAGCACGTGATTATCGAAGTTGTCAATAGACCAAGTGTTGTTATTATGCCGTTTCACATTTTTTCTCAAAAAATAAATATTGTGCAGATGCCTCCAGTGTATCCGCAAGTATCATTTAAAACAAAGAACAATTCAAGCAAATCGATATCGATGTACCTCTCCCCTACAAAAGCCGAGATGAAATCTCCCTTCATAAGGATTACTAGCGACGACGATATTCAACTACGAGAACTGGATAGACTACCAAATGCTCGAGATCTCAATGGTAATTTTAGATTTAAGACATATGGAGACCAAGGATTGTTCGAAGTCTTCAGGCTAGATTATGCACCTAAGTCCTTTTCTGACTTTAGCAATGCGAAGATTGGAGAGATAAGCATGCCATTCAAATCCATGGATGCTATCTTTGAAGATGTTGTTATTCCAAATAAAAAATATTATTATTTATTCAGATCGATCAATCAAAAAGGTCTAGTATCGAATCCAACATCTGTCTATGAAGCGACACTGTTGGTTGATGCAGATGATTCGGAAATCATAACAGACACGTATCATTTTCCAAAACCTAGAGATATGGAATCAGCTCTTGGATTTAGGAAACTACTTAGAGTAACCCCAGCGGTCGAGCACATACTATTTGACGCCGCCCAAGATGCATTGTTTGGAAAGACAACTCTTGTGGGCACCTTAGACAATTTAAAACTTGGAATTAGAGACAAGGCAGTATGGGGCAGAAAATTCAAAATTCGAATAAAATCGAAAACCTCGGGCAAAATGATAGACATTATTTTGAACGTTGACTTAACAAAAAACAAAACAGAAGAAGAATTCTAATAAATAAGCTATTTAGGGTTTAGAATCGTAGGAGAAAATTTAATGGGCTTTTTGGACAACAGTGGAGACATCATTCTTGATGTAGTTTTGACGGACCACGGTCGAATGTTATTAGCGAAAGGAGATGGATCCTTTCAAATTACAAAGTTTGCACTTTGTGACGAAGAGATCGATTATTCTTTATATGACAAGAACCACCCAAGTGGGTCTGCATATTATGACTTAGAAATTCTCCAAGCTCCCATTTTGGAAGCTTTCACGAATAACGGGTCAACTATGAAAACTCGTCTTCAAACTTACACCAACATGGAATTACTATTCTTACCTGTGCTTAGGTTGAACGAGAGAGTAAGCATTAACAAACGAGCTTCAAATGGAGCATACATGATACCAGTCAATGCAGAAACCGAAGACAATTCAGGCTCGAGTACATCATTGACCGGCATTGGAAGAAACGCAGATGGATCAATCCGCGAAGGATTTTTATTTGGTGAATCTTTAGTTGGTACGATCATCAAAGTCGACGAGGGTTTAGATACAACTGAAATTTCTCCCAAACGACGCCTAGATGATGAATTAAAAGAAACAAGTTACTCAATACAAATGGACAATAGACTTTGCAAGCTAGTAGATTCCCAAGGAACACTTGCTGCATTTGATTATTTAGACGATGATAACATCGCATACTACACCGTTGACCTTGGCGACACTTTTATAACAGATATTACTGACGATACAGTGAGTGCTTCTGAAGTAATCCAAGGGCCACGCGGAACTCGATTAGAATTCAGACTACAATCCTCAATGGACTTAAATACAAGTTCGTATTTGTTTGAACAGTTGGGCGGAACTGTAACAATGCCCACACAACAGACACCAGCAGGAACCGCTGTTACTCTATTTATTGATTCTAATATCAGAGTCGTTGGCGTCAAAACGGGAGTCATGATGGACATCCCAGTAAGATTTTTGAGATTATAGAATAACAAGGGAAAACAAATGACTTTCAAACCATTAAACGAAAATGATACAGTAAATACTAGAACACTTCTTCATGAAGCAATCCCTTTAACCGGCGCGATTGTTAGTGGGACATATGGTACAAACAACATCAAAACATACTCACACGGAATGTTCGAGTCTGTCTATGATTATCCATACCTTAGCTCCTCAGCGAATCACATTTTTGATCTTACAGCTGGATTGCATCCTGATGGGCCCTTAGCTTCCACTGATACGCAATTTACAAAGAAGCGCAACATCTACAATCAAATGGCCCAAGTTCTAATGGGTTACGATGCAACCGGATCTATTCAAAAGTTTGATGAAGACGGCGATCTCTTAGCGGGCGGCGCAAAGATGCAAGAAGTAATTGTTATGCCTTTCTCGAGATTACTAACGAAAGATGAGATTAAGAAAGAGACTTTCGAGTTGACTCTTGGAATCAATTCTGGCTATGGCTCAGCAATGAATAGTTTAATTACAATTTCTGATGTTAGCGCTTCAAATGAATACAGAGTAAATTCACCCGCCGGTGATTATGGTATCCTATACGCTACAGCTTCAGCTGGTACTGATTTCTTAAACTTAGCAGCAACGAACACGCACACATCATCAATCGGCGGCGTTAAGTATTGGAATGCAGGATTGATTTTTTACCAAGCCGGAATTGTGGTCTTGACTGGTTCCATCTTTGGAGCTCAATTGAAAACCCCTGGGGTTGATATGGATCCGACAAACCTGGCTCACATTGACGAACTAATGACTGGTTCAACGATTGATCAGATATCGGATGCATTTCGACACAGAGTGTACAATATGCAATTCAACAACACAACCGAACTAAACTCAACTGTTTACTTTTGTCGTGTCAATCACAATGAGTTCAACTACTCTTCGAACCCAACTTACTTGAGCGGCTCGAGAATTCAAGTTAAAAACCAAGCAACTGACGAACCAGTTGCATATATCACCACAGTTGGTCTCTACAACGACAACAATGAATTGCTAGCAACCGCTAAACTTTCAGAACCATTGAAGAAATCATCAAGTAACGAATTTACAATCCGCACACGATTGGACTACTAATCGGAGGGCTTATATGTCTTATTATGAATTGAAGGACAATGATGTCTTCATTAACACCATAGAGGCGTATCCTAACTATAAGTTCTATATTCAAAGCGGGTCCATTTATATAAACGACCAACAAGCTGTTTCCGGAACTTATTCGGATAATATTCTTGGAGTACCAGAAGGTTTCATATCCCTGTTTGAATACAACGTCAACCGCGATGTAGGCGAGAGAATATATCCATTTGTGACAAAGAGTGGTCAAAAGCAAAAGTTTAAAACAATTTCAGATACAGACTTCAACACTCAGTTTGGATACGATGGCTCAATAATCTCTTCAAGTTACAATATGTCTTCGTCAATCTCAAAGATTACGATAGACGCAACCACAGATACGGACTATAAGTATTTGAGATCATTGAAGTCTAGCTTTAACCATTATTCATTTTGGTCTCAACGTTTTAACTTCAGCAACTTTGAAACTCCAACTGTAAGTAATCCTGTTGTTCTTTTGAACGTTCCGTCTATCTTTTATGGAAACTCTCTAAAGAAAGGAGAGGTCACCCTAAATGCATATATTTCTGGAACTTTAGTTGGAACGCTCAATGATTCACGTCAAAATGGCGAACTAGTCCAGACATTCGGACCAACAACCGGTAGTGTTGAAGGCGTAGTTATGTATGACGAGGGAATCATAGTTTTAACTGGATCCTCCATTTTGGGCACAATGGGCAGCGGCCCACCGATAGATCAAAAGTGGACTTCATTCGGTTTTGGAATTGAGTCTGGAGAGACCATGACTCTGAAGCAACTCTCAGGATCTTACTCTCTAGAGTTTGACACAGTATCTCAATTGCAAAACATGACGATTTTAGCAAAGGCTCCATATGGAGAACTCAATCACTCCAACAACCCAACATACTTGAAATACACAGGTCACGAGCCAACCTACTCCACAAGCTCTTATCAGTTTATCGAGACCAATCGAGAGATTAAGAATGTCGTACCAGCAGCACAGACCGATGTCGAGCCACCATTTCAGAAAGAAACTTATATTTCTAAGATCTGCATCTACGATAAGAACAAAAGACTCATTGGCATTTGCAAGCTAGCCACGCCAATCAGAAAGACTGAGGTCAACGAATATCTATTTAAAATGAAATTAGACTTGTAAAACCCTCGCGTATGTGCTATAATATATAAAAGGAGCATTTATGATTTTAGGCTTAGATGTCTCAACCTCAAGAACCGGTTGGGCAATTATCACAGACGAAGGCGAATATGTCGACTCAGACTTCTTCAAGATGAAACCAAAGACGCCATTGGAAGAACGAGCAACTCTATTAGAGGAGCAGGTGCTCGAGCCTCTCTTCGCAAAGTACATAATCAACGAAGTCAGAATTGAAGAACCATTCTCAATGTTCTCAGGTGGAAAGACCACAGCAAAGACTATGAGCTCCCTACAGCGGTTTAACGGCATGGTAAGTCTCTTGGCCTATCAACACTTAGGCAAACCTCCAACGATGGTTGGAGCCACAACAGCGCGCTCCAGATGCGGCATTAAGGTCCCAAGAGGAACAAAGGCAAAGGTTGTTGTCCTCCAGTGGGTCGATGAGAACATTGACCAGTTTGAAATGGTTTACACAAAACACGGAAACCCAAAGCCGGGACTTGATGACGAAGCAGATGCAATCATTGTTGCGATGTCTCACTTTGATCTGCGAGAAAATTAAAGATTTTAACTTGACAAACATTTTCTAACGTGTTACCTTAATAAGACACGGAGGACATATGCAATACACAATTTTAATTCCCGGCGGTTTCAAGCCACCACACAAAGGTCACTACGACTATATCAAGTTCTATCTCGACAACCCACAGGTCGATAAGGTCATCTTATTCTGTGGAGACAAGTCAAGAGACGGCGTCACGCTAGAGCAGACAGAAGCCGTTCTGAGTCTCTATGGACTAATGGCTCACCCCAAGTTAGACTATCGTCGTGCGATGATTAGAGAAGGCAAGAAGAAGACCTACACGAACCCTTTGGCTGACTGCTTTGACTGGGGTGATGAAAATGAAGATGTTAAGTTCGGTTTGGGTTGTTCTGGTAAAGACTGCCACTATCAAACATCGTTCGGTGACTACTTTTACGGAAACGAAAACTATGTATCCGCACCTAAGTTCGAGATGATTGATGAGATCTCCGCAACAGACTTCCGAGAAGCGTTGAGAAACAATGAATCAATCGCAAAGTTTTTGCCCGATGGAGTTAGTGATGAAGATGTTAGGACACTTTTTACTTGACAAACCTTCTGTGACGTGTTACATTATAAACAGGAGGACATTATGATCGAGGACAAAAGACAAATTGTAACCCAAGTTCTTGGGAGTTACTATCAAAAGGGTGATGAGCATTTGTATCATTGTCCTTACTGCAATCACCACAAAAAGAAAATGTCGGTGAACTTCGCAAACGGCTACTGGAAATGCTGGATTTGTGATGCGAGAGGCAAGAACATTTACCGAATTGTAAGAAAGTTCGGCACTTACCAGCAACGACAAAAGTATCTTGAATTACAAGGACGACTCGATCTCAACGAGTTCGACAATTTATTCAGAGAACTTAACAGCATTGAAGAGAAGCAACACATCGATTTACCCGAAGAGTTCATCTCATTGTGTAATAAAGACTTGCCTATCGAGACAACGGACGCATTCCGCTATCTATCGTCCCGAGGCATTGGTCGGAGAGAAATATTAAAATGGAAGATTGGCTATTGTAAGGAGGGTCGTTATGCAGGAAGAATTATTATACCGTCGTTTGACATGGATGGAGATTGCAATTACTTCATCGCTCGCAGTTACGTTGGGCATTCTTATAGGTACCTCAACCCTCCAGCGGATCGTGATATCGTATTTAATGAACTGATGATCGACTGGGACGAACCAATCGTTCTCGTCGAAGGTGTCTTTGATGCAATCGCAGCAGGAGAGAACGCCATCCCAATCCTCGGCTCGACACTTAGAGAGCAGTCTCGTTTGTTCCAAGCTATAGCTATCCACGACACTCCAGTCTACATGGCTCTTGACTATGACGCCGAAAAGAAAGCCGAATGGATTATCAAATCTCTTTTGAAGTATGACCTCGAAGTTTTCAAGATTCCAATTGACGAAGAAGATGTTGGAGAAATGGGCGAGAAAGAGTTTAAGGAAAGAATGCAAACAGCAGCACCAATCAAGAATGAAATGTATTTCTTTGAAAAACTTTTAGAAAACATTTGACAAGTCAATTGAAACACGTTATCTTATATAGAACAATGGAGGACAACATGGGTGGTAACATCTTTAAAAACATCGCATCGGCAATTCCTAGAGATAGAGTTGAACCAACAATAGAAGCCTACACGAAGGTACTCGGAGAGATCTTTCCAATGAAAGCTCATTCTCTCTCCTTCTTCGAACCAGTAGGTTCTGCTGGAAAGAAACCAATCTCCGGAGATCTTGACCTAGCCATTGATGCGACTCACATAGTTCGGTCATTTACAAGTTCAGAAATAGGCAAGTGGGGAATTGAGTGGGACGATTGGAATGATCTCTACACAAAGATACATAAGCGCTCACGCACAGCAACTTATCAAATGTCTAAGATGCGTGCTTTATTGACCTTAATCTCTGCAAAACTTACGGAGAAGATGGATGTGAATGATAGAGTTACTGCTGGTAACATCTTTACATGTTTTGAACAACATGACGAGTCCGGCCCAACTGGAGACTTCGTTCAAGTCGATTGGATGGTCGGAGACATCGATTGGCTTAGGTGGTCTTACTATTCTCATGGAGAACAAGGTCTCAAAGGACTACATAGAACCCAGTTCTTGGTTGCACTATTCTCAGAGATTGGATACACATTTAATCACTTTTCCGGCATCAAAGAGAAAAAGACCTCAGAATGGGCAATTACGTCGCCTGAGGATGCACTACAGCTTCTTTCAGAGCACTACGGAATGGTAGAACATAGCCAAACTCAAACATTCGCTCAGCTCCATTCTTGGCTGCTTAAATCAGATTCAACCTCTTATTTCAAGGTTATTTCTCGCTATAGAGAAATCTTGAAAGTTCAAAAAGAAAACATTCCAAATGCACTCAGTCATACTATTTAGAAATGAATGTGGGGGGTTAGCTCAGTTGGGAGAGCATCTGCTTTGCACGCAGGGGGTCAGGAGTTCAAATCTCCTACTCTCCACCATTTTTTAGAACTTAAGTTCGATTCGGAGCTCTCACACCTCCTCTAGACCTCTCTTCGGAGAGGTTTTTTTTTGCACTATGCACACGTAGTGACTATTTAAGTGAAGATCACCAAACCAAAGACTTAGGAGTCCACAAATGAAACTTACAAAAGAAACATTAAAAAGAATCATCAAAGAAGAGATGATGCAAGTTATGCATGAAATGGATTCTGAACAAACCAACGACTTGCCCGAGCCATTGAAAGAACTACAGCATCGGCTTGAGGCCATAAACGGTGACTTCACTAACTTTAAAATTGAAAGAAATGGTGACACTTTAGATGTTGAATATGAATCAACCGACCCCAATAGCCAGTTTAGAGGAGACGAACGTGGCATCATCGCATCACCCTCTACAGAAAAAGGAGAGCCGCAAGTTAATATCGACGGCAATGAGATGACCATAGAAAAGGCTGTTGCATTCTTGAACGGCGAAATCTGAAAACACTAGACCTTCACGGGTCTAAGCATAAAGATGCTAAACGCAAACTCGAACTATTTATTAATAGCAATTGGCGAAGCAGGATGAAGGTTGTTACCGGAAACTCAGAAGCCATGAAGGATCTTGTTTGTTCATTGTTGAGCTACTACGATCTAGAATATGAGCGAGGCGAGTTCCTCGGTTACATAATTGTTATAGAGCACTAGGAGTTATCATGCTATTAGCCTTATTTTTGGCCTGCGGTGGAGACATCGGAATTAGAACAACGGACAAGGTCCAAGTCTTAGATACATCTGTTGAAGATACGGACATCGTAACAGAAGCGTCCACAGAGCCTTCTGGTGAACCGGCTATCGAACCATCAACGGAACCGTCGGATGAGCCTCTAGAGGGTACTGTTGGGCTTGTAAACTACAATCTAGAGCAAATTGCTTGTCTACAATGCATGGGCGTATCCCAAGAGATCACTATTCAATTCGAAGCAAAGTTCCACGACAAAATAGGCGAGACACATCCAACATGGTATCCACCATCAGGACAGTGCGTAAACTCAATGAATCCTGTGTCCATCTTCGTGCAAGGAAAGAACATCGGCTCATCAATCAATGTATTTGGTAATCCCAATTCATTCACAGCGTTTAACAACAATTCGAACATCTATAGTGGGTTCTTGACGGAATCACAATATGACCGAGACACTCAAATGAATGTGCAAACTCAAGATGGAACATCGTTCCAATTCAGATCTATTCACGGCTTTGACTTTATTGAGCCTCTAGAGATGCGCTATGTAGACCCATCCTATGCCTTCGCAGCAGTTGTGTCAAAGTTTGGAACACAATTCTCATGGGGACCATCCGGAGGACAGGACCTGTTCAATATCACAATCGCAACCTATTCCTCAGATGGAAGTCAACTTCTTGGTGTCGCATCATGTTCGGGACCAGATAGTGGCTACATGTCCTTTGATGGATCTTACTTTCAGACCTATCCCTATTGGTCACTTACTGCGATTCATATGACAAGATTTTCCCAACAAAGAGTTCCTTACGAAGGACTCAATGGCTATGTCGACGTACAACTCGAATGGTCCGTCGTAGGAACCGGCCACATCGAATAACTTCCGCTACTCTCGACACTATTTACTAGTGGAGGGTTATGTGTGAAAGATATTGTTGTTGGAAGTTTGGTTATCTTTATTGAGGATTTTCAAAGCGAAACCATTCCGAATGTCGGCATTGTTTTGGAAGTAATTGCTTTTGACGAACTGATCGGAGATTTTTACGGCGTGGAAGTTGTTTGGTACGCTGTTTTGTTTGGAGAAGTCGACATGGTTGTCTCATCTGAAATGATTAACTTGCTTAGTTAACTTGACAAATTAATCTCAACATGTTATATTATCTTATACATTAGGAGGTATAACATGAACAAGTTTATAGACGATGCCGTCAAAAAAGGCTATGAGTTTATCGTAATAGAACCACAAGAGTGCTACAATGATTCGATAGTGGCTTTTGATAGAGGCAGATTAGTTTATGATACAGAACAGTTAATGGACTGCTCACGTAAATATTACGAATGGGAGTACGCAACTGCGATTGAGTGGTTTGAGTATAACACTCTATCTCTCACATATATGGAAGGAGGGCCGCTATTTTTTGAAGAAGATGAACAATTTTACTTGACACAAGAAGATGAACGTGTTACATTAAAAGTACGCAATAAAATCCTGGAGGACAAATGAAGCGCATCGCACACATTTCAGACACACATATTAGAAACCTTAAATATCACGATGAATATCGACACGTATTTAATCAAATATATGACTCCCTAAAGCAAGAGCAACCCGACTACATTGTACACACCGGCGATCTTGCTCATACAAAGACACAGTTATCACCAGAATACTTTGAGATGGCTTCGAACTTTTTAAAGTCTCTATCGGACATTGCACCAACAATTATGATTCTTGGAAATCATGACGGAAACCTTAAGAATGGAGACCGGCAAGATGCAGTTACTCCTATAGCAGAAGCAATGCAACATCCAAACTTCACTTTACTTAAGAACTCAGGAGAGTATTCCCCTGAACCAGGCGTTACATTCAATGTCCTTTCTGTCTTCGATAGAGACAATTGGAGATCGCCTTCCAATTCAAAGTCAATTAATATTGCATTGTATCATGGCGCCGTCCGTGGATCTCAGGTGGGATCCGGATTTTCTTTGGATCACGGTGAGGATGATTTATCAATTTTTTCTGACTTTGATTACGCGATGCTTGGAGATATCCATCGCACCCAACACTTGGATGTCGAAGGAAGAGTGTGGTATTGTGGTTCAACTGTTCAGCAGAACTTTGGAGAATCTCAATTAAAAGGTTACTTAATTTGGAACATTCACTCTAAAGAAAAGCACACCATTCAAAAAAGATTATTTCGCTCGCCACGACCATTTGTAACAATAGAGCTAAATCAAGACGGAACTTTGCCCAAAGCAGATGTTCCCAAGAATTCTCGATTGCGTTTGGTTTGTAATCACAACTTGCCTATGGCCAAACTAAAGAGAGCATGCGATTATGCACAAGTAAAATGGTCAACCCATTCCGTTAGCTTTATTAATAATTCATCAGCAACAGGCGCAGTATCTTCCGCTAAGAATGGTAGGGCACTAAACATGAGAGACCCAAAGAATCAAGAAAAATTCTTAAGAGAATTTATGTCGGATCAACAAATTGATGATTCTATCCGCGAGAAAGTTGTAGAATTATCTCGAGAGTACCTAAAGAAAGTAGACACTTCAACAGGAACGTCACGTAATGTTGTTTGGGATATTAAGAAAATGCAATGGAACTACCTATTTAACTACGGAAAGGGCAACACGTTGGACTTCTCCAAACTCAATGGTTTGGTTGGTATCTTCGGAAAGAATTATTCAGGCAAATCTTCAATTGTCGACGCTGCTCTCTTCGGATTATTTAATACAACATCAAAGGGAGAAAGAAAGAATGTCCATATCATCAATCAAAACCAAGAAAGAGCTCTTTGTAAGCTCGAGATCGCTGTCGGTGATGATCTATACAAAGTTACTCGAAGCCTCGAAAAAACAACCATCCGCTCTAAAGGCAAAGAAAGCCACTCAGCCAAAACAGAATTAGACTTCACAAAGTATACTTTTGGTACAATCGCCGAGTCTAAAAATGGCGACACTCGAAATAAGACTGATGAAAACATAAGAAATACGTTTGGATCTCTAGAGGATTTCATGATGACCTCATTAGCAGCACAGAACGATTCCTTTGGATTTATCAACGAAGGCTCGACAAAGCGTAAAGAAATCTTGGCTAAGTTCTTAGATTTACAAATCTTTGATCAAATGCACAAACTAGCAAAGCAAGACTCAGCAGAAATGCGAGGAGTAATTAAACACCTCCAGTCCGCTGATTGGGGCAGGAAACTGTCTAGGGCAAATGCTGAGTTGTCAGAGATCTTGGAAGATATTGCAACCCAAAGAGACTTGTGTACAAAGCACGTATCTAGACTCGAGACCTTGAAAGAAGAGCAGCAATTGATAAAGAATCAAGTCGATGCTGCATCACAAAAAGAAATAAACATCGAAAGCGTAGAAAAGAATCTTTTAAAAGCTCGTAAATCGCTTTCAAGCAACTCTAAAGAGATGGCTAGGCTATCTACCGAGATAGCATCAAAACGATCTCAAATTGAAGATTTAAGCCTTAGATTGCCTAGTTTGCTCGAGGAGTCAGTTCAAGCAAAGGAAGAATTGCAAACACTGTCTTTACTCAAAGAACAAATAAGCAAAACCCACAAGGCTGCTGAAAAAGCAAAACGAGAAAGATCTAGGCTACAATCCAAGATAGACATGTTGCACGACCATGAGTACGATCCAGATTGCAGCTTCTGTAGTAACAACGAGTTTGTTAAGAAAGCAGAAGAAGCAAAGGTTACGATTGTGGACGTTATTCAGAACATAGAGGCTCTTAATTCCGAAATGCTTGACTTGAAAATGAAAGCATCGCTGATTAACGAAGTTTATTCAGAAGCAATTGTCCGAGACTATGAAGTCCAACGCGACACATTAACAAGGGAGCAATCTGAAGTTCGCAACATGTCCTTAAAGCGGGAAAACTGCGAAGGAAAGGTTTCATTGATGGAGAGGAAAATCAACGACTGTGAGTCAGACATTGCTTACTATAGCGATAACATCGAAGCATATGAGAATCTAACATCTCTACAAGGAGATTTGAGTGCGATTACCAAAACTGTAAGCATAAAAGCAGCCGAGATTCAACGCTGTGAAGAGAGAGTTCTGGGATTTATGTCTGAGAAGGGGTCTGCTGAAAGGATGATTCATGAAGCTTCTGAGAGAATTCAACAAATCAAAGACGCTGAGCGGGACTACATTGCTTATGATATTTTTGTGAAAGCAACCCATCCAAATGGAATTTCTTATGAAGTCATTAAGTCCATGCTACCAGTTATCAATGAAGAGATACAAAAGGTGCTTTCTTCAATTGTTGATTTTCAAGTATTCTTCGCAGAAGACGGAGGAAAGCTCGAGATATACCTCAAGCATCCAAAGTACGATCCTCGGCCATTGTCAATGGGTTCTGGTGCAGAAAAGACAATCGCGTCTATGGCTGTTCGACTTGCTTTGATCTCTGTATCTTCTCTTCCAAAGTCCAACATATTTGTCCTCGACGAACCAGCGACTGCGCTAGACGCAGAACACATGGAAGGCTTCGCTAGACTGTTACAAATGATTAAGACACAGTTTAAAACAGTTCTCTTAATTACGCACCTCGAAAGTCTGAAGGATGTCGTTGACATGTCGATAGATATAGATAAGACCGATGGGTATGCACAAGTAAAATTGTAATCAAAGCGACTATTTAGAGCATTCTTTTGGAGGATTTTATTATGGAAAACGAAGACAAAGGGATGCTCGATGCTGTTCAGGAGAAGGTTATCTCTCGAAAGCTTTTAGTATTCGCAGTAGCAACAGCTCTAATGTACTTTTCAGACTTAAGCTCTGAAACATGGGGGATGATCGCAGTTACTTATATTGGCGGTCAAACAGCGATTGACTTCGCAACAGCATGGAGAAACGGATGATGTGGGATTGGATTAAAGATAAGTGGGAACTTGTTGCATCTGGACTCGTCGTCCTTTTTGTATTTGTTCTTGGAAGGAAGACTAAAGAAAAACAGGTCCAAGTAGCTGAAGCCTCCGCAACAGCAAAAGAGAAAGAGATAGAAACTATCGTCAAGACAGCTTCTGATGAGATACTAAAGAAATCTCTCGCAAGAAAAAAATATTCTGAATCACGACTTGCTCTAATGAAGAAGAGAAACACCGCCCAGACAGACTTAGAAAAGCACGATATTGAAAGAAAGCTTGAGCTGATTGAATTAGCAAAAGAAGACCCTGATGCTATTGATCGTATCTTGATGGAAGAATATAACATCGCAAAACTAAAATGATTTTACTAGTAATTTCATTAGTCTCTGCCGAGCCGCTCATGACCTCTCTCGATAAAGGTCAGGCGGCTCCTTTTGGTGGCAGACTATTCAACGATGAAGCAGTGGCTTCAATAATAGCAGGGAAAGAGTTCGCTGAGGAGCAATGCGAGATCCAAATGTCGTTAGATTATTCTCTACAATTAGCAGAGAAACAACTAGAAATTGACTATTTAGGCATTGAAAAGGAAACTTTGCAAAAGAAGCACGATGCACTAATGGAGATCCGAGACCAGGAAATCCAAACCTTGCGCAAGCACGTCAATCCTAAAAGATCCATGTGGATCTTTTTTGGAGGCTTTACGTTGGGAACAGCGTCTTCTCTTGCGACATATTACGCAGTGGTGAATATAAATGATACGAATTAAAATAAAACAATCTATTCAAAAAATAATAGGAATGGTCTGTCCAAAGCCGACTCAAGATCTAGAGTTGAATACTCGAAACAGAGACTCAGCAATCAAAGCTAAGCATATCAAATACGGACCTTTGAACGTCGATGAGCCTGGAGAATACTGGGAAGACATCGCAGAACATTGGGATACAGACGTGGATGCAGCAAAGAAGTCGCTTTGTGGGAATTGCGTTGCTTTCGATATAAGCCCCAGAATGGATGAGTGCATGCCCGGCACAACATCTGATGATGATGGACGACTTGGCTACTGTTGGATGCATAATTTCAAGTGTCACTCCGCTCGTAGCTGCTATACGTGGGCAAAAGGTGGACCTATCGAAAAAGATAAGGTTTCTTATGATTGGCAAAAACGAGGTGAAAGTGAGTAAAAAAGATCCAAATTATGCTGTAAAGGTTGAGAAAGCCATAGCAGAAAGATATGGTAAAGAAGCCATAGTGAACCCCAAGTCAGAATGGGATGATGAGAAAGAAAAAGAGTATTTAGCTGAACTGAAGTCAAACTATCGCAATGATAAATCGGAAAGCGAAAGAGTGGAGCTTGGTGGAGTTTTAATATCAAAAGAACTACTTAATAAAGAATCCGAGCGTTCATGTCCAACTTGTAACACTTATTCATTCAAATCCGTTGATGATTTATATATGACGAAATTTGGTTGTTGCAACAAGTGTTATATCCAGTGGATAGAAGGCCGAGAAGAAAGATGGAAAAAAGGTTGGAGACCAAAATTATGAAACTTACAAAAGAAACATTAAAACGAATTATCAAAGAAGAAATGCAAGCATTTCTAGATGAAGGATACGGCATGAGTGGACCCTCTAAGAGCGCCCAAATGGAAGAAAAGATTAAAAATTGGGCCTCGGGCATGATGAAAGGATCAGTAGATGTCCTGTATGGTGTCGTAAGCAACTACATGAGAGATGCTCAAGTAGACCCAAAGACTGATGCTGCTGGAAAGTTCACACCAGACATTATGAAGAGAGTCCCAGAATCAATTTCTAGCCAAAATGATGCGACCGCAATTGAATCAGTTGTTTCAGGAATGGTGCAAGGCTTGCTAGACTTGAGATAAAGAAAACAAAAATCAGGTTGGAGACCAAACAAATGAAACTTACAAAAGAAACACTAAAAAGAATTATCAAAGAAGAATTGGGCAAAGTAATGCGCGAGGAATACGGAGAACTTAATCTCGGAAAGTTCAATGACGCTTATCAAAACGCGTATGACCATTTGCTTAACAATGATGATAGGTTTGAGCAGAATGCACTAAACGACTTGGAAAACAAAGCAGCAGAAGCTATTGGTTCCAGTGGCGATCAAGATTCCGTCAGATTTGATTACGAGACCTACACAGGTCAACCGGACGATCAGATTGAGCCATCAAAGACTTCCATCACCATCGATCTCATGGCAAAGGGCGCCTTCGCCATCGATGGTGAGCAACCACAAGCTTAATTTGTTTAAAATAAGGAGATAGCCAATGAGCAAAGAAACATTAGAAATTATTAGAGGACTTAGCCAAGCAGCAGCCAACGGTTCATACGATGGCGCCCAGCACATGGAAAACTACTCACACGACGGACAAGTTCGCAAGATTGGTCTCATGCGAGAAGAAGGAATTCCTCTTCTTGACAAACGAGTCATTGACGGCTTCAAGGTCAAGTTTTATGGAGACTCAATGATCATTAACTATCAATCCGATGTTATGATGAGAGATTTGAAAGACGATGGGTTTGAAAACGAAATTACCAGAACATTGAACGAAGTCAAGAAGTTCTTACAAAAAGAATATAAGACAATCACTGGTAAATCAGTATCTTTGACGAGCAAGGGTGATCCAAAAATTATCGTCCAAACAACTTCACGAGTACGTACTTTTGTGCAGGCTTACCAACACTATAAGATTGGCGGACTTAAGATGGATCAAATTAATGCACCATCGGAAACCACCACTCGAGATATTACAAAGAAATTCTTGGAGACCGCGAAAGCAAAACGTCCCCAAAATGAAAAGATCAGCCCAAAGGATAATCAGAAATGAAACTCACAAAAGAAGCATTAAAGCAAATCATCAAAGAAGAACTAGAGCAAGTTGTTGATGAGGGATACACTGCGGGTGGTGATTTTCCAATGCCAAAGGCGTCCATGGGGGTCGCATACGACTTCAATGATGAGCAAAAAAAAGCTTTGAAATGGGGAATTGACCAGCTAGAAAGGGGTCCTAAGAACTATGATTGGTCAGCCAAAGTTCTCAGACATTTAGCTTATAGACATCCTGCCTTTAAGGGAGAGAATTATCCAACAATGGCATTGCAAGATCAAATGAAAATAATGGGATACAAAGGAAAAATTTACACAACTACCGCTGTTCCATAAGATATAGTATCGAGGTTAGATGAAACTCACCAAAAATGAAATTGTTAAAGAACTTGTAAGATGCGGAAAAGATCCTCAATACTTCATTGATAATTATTGTAAGATCTCCCATCCAATGCACGGGCAAATCCCTTTTAAGACGTATGACTATCAAAAGGACATGCTCAAAAACTTTAACGATTACCGTTTTAACGTAATTTTAAAAGCAAGGCAGCTCGGGATATCAACCATCTCGGCTGCTTATGTCGCTTGGTTCATGTTATTCCACCGAGAAAAGAATGTTCTCGTAATCGCAACAAAACTATCCACAGCTGTGAATCTAGTAAAGAAGGTCAAGATGATCTTCAAGAACCTTCCATCGTGGATGATGATTGCGAAAATCGCAACAGACAACAAGCAATCATTCGAGTTGACAAACGGTTCTCAAGTTAAAGCCGGAACCACATCAGGCGATGCTGGTCGTTCAGAAGCACTGTCGCTTCTCATTATAGACGAGGCAGCGTTCGTTGACGGCCTTGAAGAGCTTTGGACGGGTCTTTACCCTACTTTGTCTACAGGGGGCCGCTGTATCGCTCTGAGCACCCCCAACGGCGTTGGAAACTGGTTCCACAAGTCTTACACTGAAGCTGAGAATGAAATGAATGATTTCTTTCCCACAAAGTTAATGTGGGATGTACACCCTGAGAGAGACGAAGAGTGGTTCTCAAAAGAGACGCGAAATATGTCCAAGAGGCAAATCGCGCAGGAGCTTGAGTGCTCGTTCAATGCATCTGGTGAGACAGTCATTAATCCAGAAGACTTACAGATATTACATGCTGGAGTTACGGATCCAAAATATAAAACCGGTTACGACAGAAACTATTGGATTTGGGAAAGGCATGAAGAAGGAGTTCCATATCTTTTGGTAGCTGATGTTGCCCGTGGAGATGGTACTGATTTTTCTTGCTTCCACATATTAAGAGTGGACACTATGACCGTTGTAGCCGAATACCAAGGAAAACCAGACTTGGACATGTACGCAGATATACTCTATTCAGCCGGAAGTGAATATGGGACTTGCCTTCTAGTCGTGGAAAATAATGGAATCGGCATAGCCGTTTTGGAAAAATTAAAAGACTTAGAGTATAAAAAAATATATTACTCAATCAAGTCAACTCATGATTATGTCGAGTCTTATTTGGCCGAGAATGACGACAGAGCCGTGCTTGGCTTTACAACGTCAACCAAGACAAGACCCTTAATCGTAGCCAAATTGGAAGAATACGTTAGAAACAAACTAATTAATATACACTCTAATCGTGTTTTTCACGAACTAAAAACTTTTATTTGGCACAACGGCAAGCCTCAAGCAATGCGATCTTACAATGATGATTTGGTTATGTCCCTAGCAATCGCATGCTGGGTGAGAGACACGGCCCTATCAGAAAATGAAAGAGACATGGCTTACAAAAAGGCAATGATCGGTGGTTTGATGAAGTCGACAACAACGATGAATACTCAAATCAAAGGCCAAAAGATCTATAAAGAAACGTTCGAGCAGAAATACGAGGAGGAGATAGAAAAAACAAAAAACTTTTTGTGGATATACAAAGGATAAAAAATGGCTCGTAACGAAAGAAACCCTAATAATAATAAGAATGACTTATTTAAATCTTTAACAAGAATGTTCTCGGGACCTCTAACACAGAGAAGAACCCAGTCAGGCAGACAAATAAGACGCCGGCATTTAGATATGTATGCAAAAAGATTTAGAACCGCATCCGGCCAACAGTTCAAGAAGACTGAATATAATCCGATGAACGTCATGGCTTTGAACATGATTACAAACAGAAACCGTTCAGAGCGTTACGTCGACTTCGACCAAATGGAATTCACACCTGAAATCGCATCATCTCTCGACATCTACGCAGACGAGATGACCACTCACTCAGCATTGACTCCAATGCTCCACATTAAGTGTCCGAATGATGAAATTAAATATATTCTACATTCACTATATTACAGTGTAATGAATATCGAACACAATCTCTTTGGTTGGGCTAGGACTATGTGTAAGTATGGAGACATGTTTTTATACTTAGATCTGGATGAAGAGAAGGGATTACAAAATTGTATTGGACTCCCACCTCAAGAAGTTGAAAGGCTTGAAGGTGAAGACCCAACAAACCCAAACTACGTCCAGTTTCAGTGGAACTCAGCCGGACTAACTCTAGAGAATTGGCAAATGGCTCACTTTAGAGTTCTTGGAAACGACAAACATGCTCCATACGGAACATCGGCTTTAGAACCCTCTAGACGCATCTGGAGACAACTTACGCTCCTCGAGGACGCAATGATGGCCTACCGCATTACAAGGTCACCAGAACGGCGTGTGTTTAAAATTGACGTCGGTGGAATCGCACCTCAAGATGTCGAAGGGTACATGCAAAAAGTCATGACACAAATGAAGCGCCACCAAGTTGTAGATCCCACATCTGGTCGTGTGGATTTGCGTTACAATCCACTATCGATTGAGGAAGATTATTTTATACCAGTTAAGGGTGGGCAGTCTTCTACCAACATCGAAAATCTACCTGGTGGAGCATTCACAGCACAGATCGAAGACGTGAAGTATCTCCGCGACAAATTGTTCTCAGCATTAAAAGTTCCTCAATCGTATCTCTCCATGGGAGAAGGTTCCACTGAGGATAAGACAACTCTCGCACAAAAAGACATTAGATTTGCCAGAACAATCCAAAGGCTACAAAGAGTATTGATCACTGAACTTGAAAAGATCGGAATTGTTCACCTATACACTCTTGGGTATCGTGGTGATGACTTATTAAACTTTAAACTAAGTCTCAACAATCCATCTAAGATTGCCGAGATGCAAGAGCTAGAACACTGGAAGACTAAGTTTGATATTGCTGGAGCAGCAACAGAGGGCTATTTCTCACGTCGTTGGGTTTCTGAAAATCTACTTGGATTATCTCAAGACGAATATTTGAGAATGCAAAGAGAAATGTTCTCAGACAAAAAGTTCATGGCTGGACTTGAAGCAGCAGGCACTGCACCTGAAGGTGGAGACGCCGGTGGTGGGGACCTAGGTGGAGACTTAGGTGGTGATCTTGGAGGAGATTTAGGTGGAGATGATCTTGGAGGAGACTTAGGTGGAGATGATCTTGGAGGCGATGCACCTGCTGCAGATGCTGCAGGAGATGAACCAGATTTACTAGCCGAGCCACCAGCGAAGCGTGATGATGACTCAAAACCAAATAAGAGAGGTCCATACAAGAAGCACAAGATCTCTTATCGTAAGGGCGGGTTCGCGAAGCAAATGAAGAACCAAGCATTTAGCGGAGAAGTTCGTGGGTCAACATCTAGAACAACCTTTCCCGGAAAGGTTGGCTTTGGTGGGCTTGACTCATTAGCGAGAGGGATTTATGAAGAAAATGAAAATGAAGAAGAGAAACTATTTAACACAAGCAGCGAAATGAAGTCGCTGATTGAATCACTAAGCAGAAAGGAAGACACAGATGAAACTTAACAAAGAAGCACTTAAGCAAATTATCAAAGAAGAGCTCGAAGCTGTTTTGGACGAATCTAAATTGTTACGCCAATTTTCAAAAGATAAAGAAGACGAATTTAAACAATACATTAGAGACATGGGCAAAGATCCTGACGATGTATTCGCTGCACTTGGGCCCGGTGGTGTCGAAGTGATGGGCCAAACTTTGGTTGGTCGTGAGTACCCTACTAGTAAGCCAATGAGTGATGAAGTCAAACTTATGACCGCTGTTAAAGAGATGGAAAAACTCCAAGACTCAACAAACTTAAACGATTTTTACGACCCAGACTCTACTGGGACTTCGATCTTTTCTAGGGTGATAGAGTTGGTTCCTGAATTGATGAAAATAAATGCTGTTAAGAGAGTCTTAGATAAAGCAGGTAGCCCTACAGCAGTAACTGCGAAAATAGGCAAACGTGTGACTTATCTCCGAATTGATAGAACAATAATGAGATTACTTGGAAATTACCAACCGGTTCTTTCAAGATATGATAAATAAGGATATAAACATGAAACACAATAAGAAAAGAAATACCGCTTTTCTTTACGAATGCCTGATTCGTGAATTAACAAAAGCAATTTTAAAAGAAGACATTCAAAGACAATCAAAAGTCAAAGGTCTCTTAAGAGAGTTCTATACCAAAGGAAAGCTTCTTTCGAAAGAGCTTGGTGTATACAAATCTCTCTTGGAGAGTAGAGAACTCAATCAAGACTTTTCAAAGCGACTTATGGTTGAAACCAAAAAAGACTTTAGTGACTTAGATAGGAAAGAAATTTTCAACGAGCAAACGGCATTGATTAACAAGATCAACAAAGCTCTGGGTAATAAAGTTTTTTCAAACTTTGTTCCAAACTACAAAGACATAGCAACGATTGGATTATACTTTCAGAACTCAAACCTTGGAGCGAAAAAGAGGATCATGCTTGAAGACAAAGTAGTAAACTTTCTTACCAGATTGGACGAAAACCAGACAGAAATGAAACCAGTTGATCAACTTGAATTCAAAATGTTTGTCAAGAGATTTAACAACACATATCAACACAGCCTCTTAANAGAGCAGAAAGAACTGCTAAGCAACTTCATTGTATCATTTTCCGATAATGGCTTGGGTTTAAAATCTTATTTGAATGATGAAATTGGACGACTCAAAGAAGCTGTATCTGCCCACATTGTAGAGGAGAATACATCTCCTATAAGTGAAAATTTTAAGAAAGTTAGAGCAAAGCTCGATAGTTATTCGAAAACCCCTTTAAGTTCAAAGATTATTGAAGAAGTATTTTATATTCAAGATCTTCTAGCGGAGGTAGATCGCAATGTCAGTTAGTATTAATGTAGTGGATAATGAAGAGACACCACTTCCAATAGATACTCCGGATGATGGGCTTACAATTAAGGTCGTCGAGAAAGACACAGTTGAAGCAAAATTAAAACTTCGATCCTCCATCAATGGTGATTTGATGATCATGGACCATAAAGATATCGATATTGTAATCAAACAATCTGATAAGAAAGTTGTAGCTTTTGCGAAAGAAACTTTGTCCGACCTTGTCTATGGCGCAGAAGCAAGGTTATTCGAATACTTAAGGAAGAATGGGTTGATCGAAATTGATTCAATACAAGGCGGCAATATATATGGCTCACTTGAGGGTAAACTACAAGAAGGCAATAAGGTCATAGAGATCACACTACTTAAGATAGCCGAGTGGATGGAAGGTGAAGAGCCAATGATTGCTGGAAGAACTGGGTATGACGACATGCAAGATGACCATCTGCTTGAACCAGATGGAGAATATTCAACAGAGCTTGGAGAAGTACCAGCAGCTGAAGAAAAAGGCTCAATTAACCAATCAACTCTTTTTGCGCCATACATGTATGGTAGATATGCATACTGATGAAACACTTAAAGCCTTTATTTATTGAGAATAGCAAGATACCCGTCTGGTTGTCTTACGTAGCACCAATCAACATCGGTGCAATTACCTTGGGCCCGATTGTTATATCTCGTGATGAAATGTCCGAGACGACAAAAAGACACGAAACAATTCACTATCAACAATACATCGAACTCGGATTCATCGGTTTCCCAATACTCTATCTTGGTTGGTGGGCTTGGAATTTGTTAAAAGGTCAAGCCGGAGACGCAGCTTATTTCAACATTCCATTTGAAAAAGAAGCTTACCAAAATGACGAAGACGAAAACTATCTTGAAAATAGAAAACGATACTGCTGGTGGAATTTATGAATCAAAAGCTTATAATGGAAAACTGGAGACGCTTTCTCAAAGAAGAAAAGAAGAGAGGCATCCGCCTAAGTGATGAAGTTGTCTGCTTGAGAGCAGAGATCAGCCCCAAAAGCGATGCAGAGTTCACACTCTATACTCCAGGACCTGGAACAGAGGCAGCAGAGAAGATTGCTGGGTTGGAAATAATAGGACAAGTAAACATTTCAAGTCTTAAAAGTAGTGGACCATGCCTGACGGCAGATGGGAAGAATCCATCTTGGCACGTGGAAGCCATTCACACAGCGGAGAAGTACAGAAACGTTGGCTACGGAACCCTCCTTTATGGGTTTGCATTTTATGTAGCGAAGAATGATAACGCTGGTCTTACATCGGACAAGGACTCGGGATCAAAAAAAGACGCCGTTATCAAGTGGGATTCATTCGAGAAGAATACTCAAACGTTTGATAAGGTAACGACTCCTGCTGGTAACGATACTTTTGACTATGATAATACAACACCCGATCCAGCCGATGACTGTGATGTGCTAGTGGATGATGCGGACAATGCTACCGACTTTAGTTTCGATCACAAGAACCCACAAGTTTATGAGCAGTCGATGGCGATGTATGAAGGGAACCATATGGAATTCCTTGATGAAGTAATTGACTCTGGATTCATGAGCGAGAGAGAGTTTAATAAGTTTTTAGACCAAGCCGCCTTCAAGAGCTTTACAGATGAATACGACGATTGACTACAAGAGGCTCACTTGGAACTTTTAAATTTTATTTTAGCAGCATACGGTATGACTTTCATGATTGTGCATGGTAAAATCTTCGAAGACATCCGCCCCAAGAAGGATTATACAAAGAAGTGGAACACTCTGTGGAACTGTCCATTGTGTGTAGGCTTTCATGTAGGTTGGTTTTTAATGCTCCTTTCCCCATTTACTGAACTATTTAGTTTCGAGTATTCTTTCGGGAATGCATTTGTTCTTGGCTGCGTTTCAGCTGGTACATCTTATTTAATTTCGGTCTTAGTCGATGATTTTGGACTAAGGCTATCGTCGAGATCAGGAGGTGATTATGTCGATGATTAAGCGCTGGGTTTTACAACCCGTCCGTCGCTGTTGCAGCGGATCGTAGCTCGGGCAGGTAACGCCTGCTAAGGGTGGAGCTAAGCTCTGCCCACCTTTTTTATTAATGGAGAGAAGAATGTCTAAACAATTACTAAGAGAGTTCCATGCGCTTTGTCCGGATGGAAGGTGCCTTGATCTCTTAACTGAAAGAGAAAAGAGAGAAGTTGTTGAAGATGGCGCGGTCTACTTGACTGGTCGGATTCAGACTGCGGACAAAAAGAATGGAAACGGTCGTAAGTATCCACACAAAGTTCTCAAGAGAGAGATGGATAATTACATGGCTATCGTTAAAGACAACAGAGCGTGTGGTGAATTAGATCACCCTGATGACTCCGTAATTAACCTTAAGAACGTTTCTCACATGGTCACAGACTGTTGGTGGGAAGGCAAGGACGTAATGGGCAAGATCAAGGTCTTAGACACTCCTAGCGGTAGAATCCTAAAGGACCTCATCAATGCTGGTGTTAAGCTTGGGATTTCATCTCGTGGACTTGGATCTGTTCGAGAATCTATGGGAACAACAGTTGTAGAAGAAGACTTCCAACTAATTTGCTTTGATATCGTGTCCGAACCATCAACCCCAGATGCCTATGTTTATCCGGGCGAAAGCTCTAGAAAGCCAACTAGATTCTCGACAAAGTTGCGAGAACAAAAAGAAAACAATATTGACAATCTATTTAAAAAGATTCTTGGAGATTAAATGAACAAAGAACAATTAAGAAAAACCTTAAAGCCACTCATCAAAGAGTGTATCAAAGAGGTAATTTTTGAAGAAGGAGTTCTCTCTGGAATCATTTCAGAGGTTGTCAAGGGAACAGGTGGTCAACGTATTGTCGAAACCCGAACTCAACCCACTTATCAAAAACCACAAATAGATCAAGAAGCACAGCAAAGAAAACTGAAAGAACACCGACGAAGAATGATTGACTCAATCGGGTCCGATGCATACAATGGTGTGGACTTGTTTGAAGGTACAAAGCCTTTGAGTCAACAAGCAGCAGGCAAATCTTCCGGAGGTCATGGTTCAAAAGCCCTTGAGGGTGTTGCACCAAATGATCCCGGCGTTGATATCTCAGCTTTCGGAATGTCTTCAGCTATTTGGTCAAAATTAGCAAAGGGAAAATAATGGCTACCAATTACAAAATGAAACCTCGCAAAGGCGAGACGATGGAAAAATTCATCAAACGATTTACCAAAAAGTGCAAGAAACTTGGAATCATTCAAGAAGTCCGAGATCACAGACATTTTACTTCTGACTCTGAGAAAAAGAGACTCGCACGTAAAAAATGGAGATCACGGATCAAGAAGAACAAGGATTAACTATTTAGTCCTAAAAGAGAGGAGAGATTTATGAGTTCAAATTTTTACACAGCTGGATTAAGCCACGTCGGTGCATACCAAGTAAGTGGAGTCCCATATCTTAGCGGCTCTAATATGCCGGGTGACCAAACTTCCTCATTAAGGTTTCAATTTCCATCTGTTTCTAAATCAATAACGGTTAAATCAAACTATGCGCACTCTATTCGTGTTCATTTTGCACCTTATACTGCTGGTCAACATGACTACGTCAAAGGTGCTGATAACAAAGATAATTTTGTTACAATCGCATCGAGTGGCTCACAAACATTTGACGTGAAGTGTAAAGAGATTTTTATCTCAAGCACAAACAATGCTACAGCGACACAAGCCGTACAAGACGTTCAAATATACGCAGAACTTACTACAATCCCCAATGACAGAATGTTTAGTCTAGACAATGTAGAAGGGGTGGCAACCTAATGAGTTTTAATTACACAACAGGTCTCAACAACATGGGGTCATATCAAGTATCTGGTCGACCATGGATGAAGAATCATGAGTTTACTGGTGTCGAGAGTAAGTTTTATGAATTTCCAAATGTTACTGATTACATCAAAGTAATGAATGACGTTAATGGAACTAAGTCTGGTAACATAGATATCGTTTTCTGTGAGCCAAGACGGTCTGCGAACATGCCCAATGTAAATGAATACTTGTCTACATCAATAATAGCCACGCGAGAAGTAACCTTGTCCATGTGGGTGAAGTTTGATGTTCTGGCTAATCCAACTCCTGGCGATGTAAGAATCGCTAATTTTACTGGAACAGGCGTGGACATCAGGGTGCAAACTAGACTTGTAGATGAAATTAGAACTGTTGTATCCAGCGGAGGAACACAAACTCAAACCACAACAACAAGTCCTCTTGTTGTAGATGAATGGTTTAATATGATATTTGTAGTTAAAAGCGGCGATTCAAAAATTTATTTAAATGGACAATTGCTAACAGAAACAGTTAATACTCAAACGATTGGTGGCGACTTTGATAGTCTATCTTTGGGATCGACATCATCCAATAACGATGGCTCATATTCAAACATATACTTGTTTAACCGTGCACTGACCGAAAGTGAAATTGCAAAAGTGTATAATGGATCATACAAAACATCACCGGACAACTCAAGCATTATTCCGGATCTAACTTCTTGGTGGGCTTTCGAAGACAATAATTATAAAACTTTCTTCACTACGGCAGATACTACAACAACAATATTTGATAGAGTATCCTCTAACAACCTTGTGCTTAACTCTGGGGCTTTACTTTTTGAAGACGGCTATCAATTAGACAACGCACTTTCACATCACAAAATTACTCTTGTTGATCAACAAGAAATAACGTTAAACTGCAAAGCAAAGCAAATCTTTCTAAGATCTACTGCCGATGCGGATGTTAGTATTTGCGCTGGACTCACTGCAATCCCAGCTGAAAGAATGTATGAATTAACTGGACCGGGAATCGATGAGTAATGGCGAAGGAATTTGGATGGGCATACGTTGCTGGTACGCAAGCTTCCGGACCTAAAGGTTCGGTTCAACTTGCTGGTATCACGACTGCATTAGAGCACGACCCTAACCTTCTATGGTCAGACGAAGAGAACGCTTTGATGGTGTCTGGGAATATCATTGCCCACAACTTCGAGATTCAAAACCAAACCAAAACAGTATTTCATTTTGAAGTTTCCGGATCTTCAATCTTTGGAGACACCGAAGATGACTTGCACCAATTTACTGGTTCTCTAAATATTACAGGGAACGTTTCGGCATCAGCCTTTTATGGCTGGGGTGGAGACCTTGATGGTGTGCCGATCAATTATTACACTAATCAAGGTGACAATAGAATCGTAACATCAGTTAGTGGAGACACCGTCAATGCAGAAGCAAATCTTCTATTCGATGGTACATTACTCTCAGTCACGGGAAATGTCCAAGCATTGGAAGTAAAAGCTGATGAGGTTAGCGGAACATTGGGTTTCTTTGAAGATGTAGCCATGGAAACATTGTCTGCAAATGAAATAACCTCATCCGCATTAACATCTAATACCGCAGTAATCCCCAACACAACCTTGGGTGACGTCATTCTCACAGGACGTATCGTGGATGTAAATGGAAATGTTATATTGGGAACTCCAACTGCGCAAACAGAATTCAACATCTCATCAAACAGCAATGGTCAAACGCAAATTGCTAGCAATAACTTTAGCAATGTTAATAGCACCAATGCAGTCGGAATGGATTTCGCAGTAATCAATGAAGGATTAGCTGTTGCGACAAACAGATTTTTCGTAGGCTCAGCCGGCAAATCTGGTTTCGGAACAAACGACCCCGAAAAGAAAGTCGAAATATATGACCCAACTGGTACACAGTTGAGACTATCTTCAGTTGGTGCAGACCAAATTGTAAACGGTGGAGTCTTATTTAATCCAACACGTCACCACACAGACTTAACAACTGATTCCACTGGTGCGTTCTCAATAATGCCTACAGCACAAAAGTTAGGTATCAACACCACATCGCCAGAACATGCACTAGATGTCTCCGGAGATGCAAGAATAACTGGAAACCTTATAGTGTCGGGCACACTCACAGCACACACTACAGACTTTGTAGTCTCAGCTGATACTTTAACATTCGGAGATGAAGCCAGCGACACAATTATAATGAACGCAAGCACAATCTCAACTCCCAATGGTTTAGTTATTGACAACAGCTTCTACATGCAAAGTGGAACAGTTGGTGTTGGAAACTATGCAACATCCAAATTTGGTGTATCAGCAACCGCAAATCAGTTTTCTGTTGGAGATGGAACCAAGACACTCTCTATTAACGTCGAGAATAGTTCTACAACACTTTCAACAAACTCTACGACACTAGACATAGCAAACTCAACAAACGTTCTTGGTGAGCTTGTGGTAGGCTCTAATGGCGACATAGTTCTTAATAACATTGGAGAAGTTTCTTCCTCTGTTTCTGTGTCCTCACATTTGGGTCACTTTACAAATATTACATCGAACACCATAACGAATGGAAACACTACAGTCAATAGCGACAACATTGTGACTCCAACTCTTGATGCAACAACAGTAAACTCCACAAACCTTGGAGGTACGCTTAGTACAGCAGCACAACCGAACGTAACAAGTTTAGGAACACTAACTTCACTTAATGTTGCGAATGCAGCATCTATCGGTGGAGGGTTGAATGTTGGGTCTTCAATCGCTGTGGGTACAAACTCTGCTTCTAGAAAAGTCGAGATCAAAGATTCTAATCCTCAAATGAGATTGACAAACACAGATGCTGTTTTCGGACTATCAAGTCATACATATGCAGATTTGCATGTGCAACCAACTGGGGATTTATCTCTCCTACCATCCTCCGGCAAAGTAATCATACCTCAATTGAACCTGTCAAACATTCCAGAAGGAAGTTCATTCAAGCATCTATCTCTTGATCAAAATGGGAACGTAGTCATATCTCCAAACTTGCAACATGGAATAGAGGTTAGATCGAGAGTCATAGCAACTCAAGATTACCAAGTCCAAACAAGTGATTACTTCGTAGGTCTCCAATCACAACAAAACCTGATAATTACACTGCCTGATGCTAGCAACCTTATCAATGGACAAATATTTATCATAACTGATGAGCTTGCGAACGCACAAGTCCACAATCTAGTAATTCAAACAACTAATAATCAAACTATCGATGGCCAATCACAGCTTACAATTGTGTCTCCTAGGTCGTCGATAAGCATGTATACCGATGGACAATCTAGTTTCTTCTTGTTCTAATCTTCTACTTCATCGGTAGTAGCGATATTATAGAAGGATAATTTTTTTTTCAATGTTTCGAAAGCTTAATTAAAAACTGTTTAATATTTATATTCTTTTAAGTTTTTTAAGGTGTAGTTATGTGTAGCTCTTCGTCCGCCTATGATGAGACGTTGAGCACATTATATTCTTAATGGAGGAATAAATAATGGCTAATAATTTTCACAATGGAGTTATCGTATATGACGCACAAGTTGCTAAATTCGATATGACTCTCATGGCCTCTGAGAACATTGACTTTCCAAGCAATGTTATCAAGGACCTTAACTATCTGGCTGCTGACGTAGTCTACGAATTTGATGCGTCTTTTGACATCGGTACAATCCGTCAAGGCGACTTGCAAAAATTGTCTCGCATGGGTCACATCCAAGCTGCTAAGGACTTCACTGCTGCTGAAGCACTTGCTGCTGAACAAGCTCGTCTTGGCTTAAAAGGACAAATGGAAGCTTATGCTGATCAAGCTGAAGCTGA